AACCGCAGGGTCGTTGGTTCGAGTCCAACAGGGGGAGCCATCTCAGAAGCCTTGAACCTCAACGGGTTCAGGGCTTTTCCCTTTTCTAAAATAGCTCGAAATTCCCATGTGTCTAACATTTTGTCTAACACGCCTGAGCTAAAGTTTCGCGAATAATTTCAGAGGTCATCTTTTTCCTCGACAAATCAAGGTGTCCATATATATTACAAGTCATCTTTATATCGGCGTGACCCATCCAATCTTGGACGTCCTTGAGCGAACAACCTTTGGCGAGAAGAAGGCTCGCACAACTATGTCTTAGATCGTGGAATCTTATATGCGGGAGATTATATTTTCTCAATAGGTCTCCGAATTTGTGCGATATATATGACGGGTCATACATTGCGCCATTCGCCCATTTGAAGATATAATCATTCTCCACATAGGCGTCTCCAAAGAACTCTCTGTTCTTCTGTTCCTCTTCTTTGAGCTGAAGCAGTAGCTCTCTAATTTCAGGAAACAGCGGAAACGACCGATAACTTGATTTGTTTTTGGTTTTGTCTTTCTCGACAACCTTGGTTGACATAGAGACCGTGTGGCGTATAAGGATAGTATTTGTGTCAAAATCAATGCTTTGCCACTGTAGACCCAAAACCTCACTGCGCCGCAGTCCATACATGACTGTAGTTTGGATGAGCGGATGCAAAGGTTCGTCCTTTATGGTCTCAAGCAGAGTGTTAATTTCACTGGCGTTATACCACTCATACTCCCGTCTCTCAAGTTTTGGGAGCCTCACGAGTTCACAGGGATTAGACCTTATGAGCTTATGCCGCATAGCCTCCTTAAAGGCAAGCTGAAGAACATTCTTGTGCAGACGAAGGGTTTTAGGTGATAGACCGCCATTCCCATCTTTTCTGCCGTGGGTCGCCTTATAGTCAAAATATTGCTGTATATTGTCAAGGTTGGCATCCACTAATTTTATTTTGTGTTCCTCAAAATACGGTTGAACATGAGAATCGACTATAACCTTATAACCGTCCCACGTTACAGTGTCTATGAAGGGTTTCGTCTCAGTGAGCCACTGGTCTAAGTAGTCTGAGATAAGTATGTTGGGTTCATAAATCAGCTGAGCACTTTCATACTCGCTAATTATTGACCGCATAGCTGCCTCAGCTTTACGCAGATTATTCTTTACTTCATAACCTGTGTAAACCCACTTCTGCTTACGCTTTCCAGTGTTGTCTACGAAATTCAGAACGGCATAATATTTGCCGCGTTTTGCTTGCAAGCTTCCTGTCAATTAAATAATCTCCTTTCTGTAGTCCGCTTGCTGTTGTACGGTCATTTTAGCACAACAGCGCAAAATGTCAACTACCGGCAGAAAGAAAATTTTCAATACTCTTTTTAGTAATTAAGTAGCTTGTACCTATACGAACAGAGGGAATAGTGCCGTTATGTACAAGGTCATACGCAGCCTTTCTTCCTATTCGCAACATTGTCTGCATCTCTTTAACAGTTACCACATCAGGATAATTGTCAAACAATCAAATCATTCCATTTCCTTTAAATTTTATCAATCAATCAGTAACCACAAACACAATAGAAGGTCCACTCGCTACAATTTCATCATCTCTATATGGCTCTACTATTGTCGCCTCCACACCCTCGCGCTTTTTAAGTTCTTCCACGAGGTCTTTTGTGGATATCTCAGTAAGAGAATAACTCATTTAGCACACTCCTTTGCTTCGCACCATTTTGCCGATGTCGGCAATTTGGTTAATATAAGATTTTATCAGTGCCCTGCGGAAACTGTCTACTCCTCATCAGTGGAGCGACTTTCTATCCGCAGGGTCTTTTAGTTCCCGCCGCGAGTTCACGGCTTTGTAAACCCTACGACTCGTCTACCGCTTATGGTGCGGCGCATCCTCGTAGAGCGTAATCAGTAACTGCATAACCGCCATTATTACAGTTTGCAAAAAGAAGTAAATTTTCCATTTAAACTCCTTGCACCCATAGTTAATGGTGAGATGGACAGTCTATCTCGCCATTTTTAAGTCCCTACTTACGGCAAGGGATTTCCGCTTTTTTAAGTCCCAACTTACGGTATGGGATAACCGCTTTTTTAAGTCCTGCTTTTACGGCGCAGGATCTCCGTTTAGACGTGGGTGACAGAAGTATCGTTATATCACGCCGAGGCTTGCGAGCAGCTGGATAATTGCCACAATAGCAATACCACCAGTGAGAGCAAAGACGTTTAAAAAGTTGTAGATCAATGCAATCAGCATAATATCTCTCCTTTACAGGTCGGCGTAGTCGGGCTCAGTGCTCGGGAAGAACGCTACACCCGGCACGAACTTAATAACATCCGACGGCTCCGGCACACACATCTCTCCCGTTACCGGGTGTCGGTAAGGCTTCGGCTTACGCCTGACCTTCTGAAATGTACCAAAACCATATATTGACAGCTTATCTCCGTCATTAACGACCTTGGAGATAGCGTTGCACACTGCATTAATGCAGAACTCTGAATCACCGAGGGTGAGAGAGTTATCTTTCGCCACAAGTCTTATAAGTTCCTTGCGATTCAAATTATCTTCCTTTCTTTCCTCAAAAGGCGACAAGCTTCGTCGCCGACTCAATGTTATAACCATCTTTATCGAGACACACATAAATACAGCCCTGCTGTTGAGAGTTAACCAACGCGCCGTCACCATATCTCATTTTCTGTGTCTCACACGCCGCACCCTGCTCATACATAGTGGTGTTTCCGATTTTATACGAACCGAGTCTGTGCGTATGCGCCATTACAAGGCAGTTGAAATCATATCCCTCATTGCGGAACCACAGCACAGCTTTCTCCGCCGTCTTCATAGGTGAACTGCTAAAAGCCTTCGGGTGAACAAACATTACATGACCTATCTGTGAAAACCACTCGCCAGTATAAACGACTTCGATATCATCGAATGTCTCACGAAGCGGCTCAAACCACGTCTTAATATGATTGCGACGGTCGTAATGATAGAAGCCATCAACGAAGATGTAGTCCAGTGCCGTCTCAGGCATAAGCTCCTGAAGGTCTGAATCGAGGTGGTTGGCGAGATATGCTCCGAGGCGAAGCTCATGGTTGCCGTAGTTTGCGATGACCTTCTTCGGTTTTATGTAGTCGATAAGGTCTATAATGTACTGCCGACCCTCAACCAGTTCCTCGATACACGGTATGCGATACGACTTCGAGAATTTGGATATCGACTGACAATCAAATATGTCTCCGTTGAGCTGTAGGATGTCTACACGCCCGACATACTTTGAAAATGTCTCTATAGGCTTTGCGAATGGGAAGTGCAGGTCTGATATAGACAGAACCCTCGTCGCCACGCCGCGCTCAGCTATCTCACGTTCATAGTTGCGACCGCGATTGAAAGCGGCAAATTCTTTTCGATAAGCGCTCTCGCCGAGCGTCTGACCGCTTTCTGTATTGAGCAACTCGGCTATCTGGTCGCAAGTGAGACCATAAATTTTCTTGTTGTCGAAGAGCCGAACGAAGTAGTCAACATAGGACTCTCCGCTCTGCTTCTTAGCGAAGTCTTCCATCAGCGGCTCACCTCCACGGTTCGTGGCGAAGCTTCTTTAGGTAGCGCATCACCTTAAAGCCCTCGGTGCAGTAGTATGTTTTCTTTCGACTGGGAGCGTAGCGGTTCGTTACCGTTATATGCGTTCCCGGAAACTTCTTTCTAATCTTAAAAGCTTCCTCCTGCGAGATTTTAACTATATAAACCATTCCTTTTTATCAATTTGGAGCGAGTTTTCTTACCCCTCTCCTATTGTAACCGCACGGGACACCCCTAAAATTTGTCGCATAATACGGCTATTTTAAGGGGTCGTTTATCCCGTTTGGGTCGGATTTTAGCCTATTTTTTGTAAATTTTTGCGTGATTTGTTGTCAATTTACGCGAAATATTTATATCGAGTGTATCTCTTTCCATATAGCTCAACATCACCCTCGTCGTCTTCTGCGAGCAGTCCGATAGGTTCTGCACCCGCTTCGAGAACCTCATAGAACGAGGTGTTGGGGTAGCCAAAGAGTATGTTAAATATCTTACGCTGAATCTGAGAATAACGAGGTTCTTCTATCTGGCGCAGGAGGTAGACCATATCGCTCTTGGTGAACGACATATTGCCCACATATTCTACGCACTCCTGCCTGATGTCGCAACACTGCATCTGTTTGACGGAAGATTCTATGTCCGAAGCATATACACTTTTTATCTCATTTGTCATGTCTGTTACGGCATTGATGACACGGGTGACTTTCTCGTACTGTCTGCGATGAACATCTATGCCATTACCCACAAGAGCGGAGAAGGGGAGGTACTCCTGTTTCTTTCCTATCTCTTCTCTCTGAGCCCTGTACGAATTAATACAAGTCTGCACATAATCCATGGTCGTCAAATGCTTCTTGTAATTCTTTCGCTTGCGGTCATAGTAGCCTTTGCCGATATCCTTCGCCTTGAAGAAGTTGGGTTTAATAGCTCTTCCGTCATCGCCCTCAATCTTATATTTATCACGCAGTCGGCGAAGCTCTTTAGCATTATTGATATTGAACTCTTTCTTTGCTTTGTCGATTTCAATGCCGCTCATAATATTCAAGATACATACGTCTTTATATATTTCCTCAATATCACTATAACTGCCACCACGATTAAGGACATCCCATATGCGGGTATTGAGCTCCTGACTGAGGTTGATGATATCGCCTATAAGATTGTTGCTCGTTTTAACATCAAGGTCAACCTGCTCGTCGTGAGTATATCTGCGTTTTTTCTTAACGGACGAGACATCCGGAACTGCTATCAAAAACTTACCTTCGTTCTTAAGCGCGGCATTGATAAGGTGAAGATTATCCGTAACAAGCGAGGTATCTGAATCAAAATCGCAACCAGATAATTCGTTTAAGACATTTTCGCCAATACTGTTTATACATACTATCTCGTTCGTCAGATTAAAGTAGCGGTCGATCTCGCTACACTCCACATTCGTCGGAACCCACACATTGCTCATTGAGATATGGGGGCTTCGCGAACCTACGAGCCTCTGCCCGTACCCGAACCTCTTCGTGTGTATGTTGCCAACACCCAGCACCGACGCGCCGTCGAACTTGCCGATGCTCGCCTGTAACATCTCGATTGGATTGCCAAACAAGGTTTCGTAATTGCCCTCGACAAGCACATGACCGAGCCTAAGATTTTTTGTAAAAGACTTAAGAATATCTATCTTGAAGTCATGATAAAGCTTCGTCTGCGCAAATCTGTCATTGAGACCGAGAAGCTTATATACAACATCATTCTTCGACTCGGCAGGGGAGATGTCGAATTCGTCTTCTATCGGATATTTGATATGGTAGCGCAGAACTGCGGGGTCTGTTCTGATAGCTGTCATATAGTCAAATGTCTCCTTGAGGAACGCCGCCGTCTCAGCCTTGTCCATCTGCAAGCTGTTGAGAAGCTGATAGTGCGTCTGCACCATGCGTCCATCAAAGAAGTGAGTTGGCTTATCATACTTAACAACGCCAAAAGTATTGTCGATGTGCTTCATCCAATCGTTTATCGTCCCGAACTTCAGATACTTGATGCTGCTCGGCGTGGTTACTATCTTTATATCTTCCACACGCTTCGCTTTAGTGTAGCCCTTTAGCTGGCTTACCTCTGTTATGCCGTGGTCGGCAAACCACTGCTGCAAGTTTGTATTGAAGCAACAGCATTTAAAGAAGAGGTTGCGGAGTAGTATCATGCCCTTATCGCTGTATTTGCCCATAGCTGATATATCTATAAGCCCCTGTCCGTCCCAGATAGAGTTGGTTATCTGTTCGTCTTTTTCTTCGGCGATTAGGTGGTCGCCATCTTCGCTGACAGACATAACCTTATCGAAGAATTTGCTCTCGTAGTCGTCTATCACGAGAATGTTCTCGGGGTTTATTTCCAGTATATCAATAATAGAGCTTGACGGCAGAGAGATATACGACTCAAGCGCAGCAAGGTCTACCTCTTCACCCTCGGCGACTTTCAGTCCACACATCTCCCACTTGTGCATACGAGCATACAGCTTCTCGTCAATAAAGAGACACTTGCCAACGCGAGAACTGCCGCTTGACCTCTTCCACCTGACATACCTTACTCCATTACACACAAAGCCGTCATTATACAGTGTCCTGCGCAGCTCCGCTGTGCTCTTCAGCGTCTTAGGTGTTTTGATAAGCGTGTATACGCCACCTTCAAAACCGAAGTATTTACCGAGCACCTCGTCAGATACCGGATATTCCACAGGCTGTCCAAGTATTATTCCCACCAGCTCGCCGTCTTTTATAGCCACGCAGTCATTGAAGTTAAGGTCTGAGTCTTTATATCCAAAGCGAATATACCTATTTCTGCCGGCTTTATTAAACTCCGCCACCGAGTATTTAAAGGTTACATTTATTACACGCGAGGTATACTCTTTCTTTCTTCCGTAAAAGCTGAAGTTAGTGCGGCGGTACACTTTCTCATAAACCTCGCGCAGTTTTATCTGATCTAAACTGTAATCGAGTGTGTTGGCGTATCGTCTATAATTGACCTTGCCGTCTTTATCCACCAACGAATAACCTGTGTCGGGGTACAGCTCATTTGTTATGTATATATCCTTAGCGTCGATACCCGGTATATATATTGTATTACCTATAGTTAATTCTCCTCATCCACATCCGTATTTATGGCTTGATTTCCATAGTCTATGTAAGCGACCTCATCCCAACTGCCGTGGCAGGGGTAGTCGTTGTCGTCGTTGCCGCAGCGGTTAATCCACGGGCAACCCTCACAAAACCCTCTATTCAACTTCTTTCTCTAATCCTTTCTGTAAAATGCCGTTCACACCTCTTCCCTAAAATATCAGCCATGTCTCATTTCGTCCGAGTTTTGCTGTCTATATATTACAAACTTCGGTTTAAAGTGTCCCGGTAGGGTAGTTTATGCCCCAAGTCTAACATCTTATCTTTACTGGTTCTTTCACGCGCATACCATAGGTGCGCCGATAAACCCCTTTTCTATAAGCTTCTTGTGGAAGAACTGCTTGCCCTGCGGCGTAAAGAGCACCCTTACCGATACGATATCCGACTTAGTGTACCAATCTTTTGTCTCGAATAAACCCTCGTTGCTCTTCTTTGCGTAAGGACGAAGCTGTTTGGTCGGAGTGCGGTACAGGTACTTTTCATCTATCAGAAAGTTAACGAACTTACGCTCAGAGATACCAAGTTCTTTGGCGGTGTCTCGAAGCCCTGTACATTTATTAGGGCTAACAAACGTGTCGTAGAAGTCCGCCTTCGGCTGAGCGACATCGAGCTTTGATTCCAACGCGTTCGTTTTGTCGCGCAGTTTAAGAAGCTCTTCTGCAAACGCAAACATAACATTGGGGTCTTTCTGGCATTTAGCGAGAAGCTCATCGGTTATGTAACCGCCTGTTTTACGAATAGTGGGAAGTATATCGTGTGTAACCCAACGCTTGAAAGCTTTGGCTTCGGGCTTGCGACTGCGAAGAATGATTGAATACAGCCCAGCTTCGCTTATACAATTCGTTTTTTGCTTTCTACCGTGGGGGTCGATAATATCTACCCCCGATTTTTCGTCATCATCCAAGGTGCGCAGAGCATCTTTCAAGTTGCTTACCGCGAGAACTCGAAGAATATCGTTGGCTACAAACCACGGTTCGCCGTCAATAGTTATGGTGCGGATTTCTCCAAATTCCTCATTGTTAAATACTGTCAGTTCATTCACTTCATTTTCTCCTTTGTTTATAATGTTAAAATTTGCAAATGGGGGTAACTTTTCGTTACACCTCCTCTATCATTACGAGACTTTTAGCCCCGCCTCACTTCTCCGCTCTGTACTTCGCCAACGCCGCCGTCGCCTTGCGTTTCTGTTCTTCGGAAATGCTTCGAGCGGCGTTCTTTCTTATAGTAACTGCGGAAGGGATAGCCTTTAGAATCATCCCGCACACAGTGCCGTCGTCGTAAACCGTCTGCTCTATAGGAGTCCAACCCTTACGCAGCGCGGCATTGAAGTCTTTCGGAACGGTGCTGTCCATTACCCAGCCGTCACCACTTCTATATATGTGCGTCTCTCGCTCACTCACAGATATCTTACTCGTAATCGTCTTCGTCTTTATCTCCATTCTGAACCCTCTCCATCCAATCTTTTAAAAGTGTCCTCATTCTTCTGCTCGGCACATACAGCCATATCTCTTCTCCGCGTCTTATAGCCGATCTCCATATCCACTGCAACATAGTTGAAAGAGCGTACATATCTTGGTCTACCTCTACACCAAATTTCTCATACACACGCCTCTCCGCGACATTCATAAACAGGTTAACGGCGTAGGCAAGGTATCTCTTGTTGATATATGAGTTAGTAGCCCTCTCGTTGAAGACGACGTAACTCTTGGTGTAGCCTTTGCCCTTAACCTTATTACAGGCGCTCTTATAGGTTCCCCACATACGCTCGTCCGCAGGTGAGTTCTTCCATATATGCTTGTAGCAGTTAGCTACATGATTCTTAACAGCCTTGAGCTCGCCATCCTCACCAGACTTGCGTCTTTGATACCAATTCATAGACAGCGCATGGGGCGGGTCGCCTATACGGTTGAGCTTTGGCGACTCTACTATATGTATAAGGTCTTTGATGTGCTTGGTGTATTCCGGCACATAGTCAGTGCTACTTGAGAAGCGATAAACGCCGTCCTTTAGCGACACACCTATATATGTATAGGGGATTTTGTAAATCTTCATAAAATAGCAAAGCGCCTGTCCGGTAAACAAATACGTCAGCACGAACACCTCATCGAACGAGGTCAACAGCTCCTGCGGCAGAGCCCAATAATAAAGCTTCTGCCCCTTTTGTCCATCAACACACAAAATATCGCGGGAGCGGAACATCTTCATCTCGTCCTCAAATTTACCTGAGTCGTACAGCTTGTCTGTCGCCCGATATGTCGTGCCGTCTGATTCTAAAAAGCCTGTAGCGACAAGCCCGCCGACATCATTGGTCTTCATTTGACTCTCGATAAGAATATCCAAGCTCTCGTCTATGATGAGGGTATAGCCAAGCTCTCTAATCATCGCCAGCGTATCACGGTTGTAATTTCTGAAAGCCGCGTGGGTTGTCGTTATGTTGCGCCCCTCGCTTATAAGAGCTGCTGTGTGCTCTGTCTTTCTGAAATGGTATTCGCTCAGTTTGTTGCTCGGCTCGACGAAGTGCAACTCCGGGCAGCCCTCTTTGATACGATTGCTCTCCGCCAGATACGGCGTGATGTAAATGAATTTCTTCTCCTTGTGTTCGTTCATATAGGTAATAGCAGCTTCGGTTTTGCCGGTACCCATAATCGCATCGCATACCTTGACTTTGATAGTGTTTTCCTCCTATTTTGAACTTATTTTTTTAAAATGGTTCCAAACTGGCTCACAGCCCTTGTGTATCAAGGCATCTGAGCACCCCCTCTCTTAAAAAACAATTTTGTGTTATGTGAAGGTCACAAGTCCACTAACGTGTCCTTGCTCGCCACATAATTCCGTCTACGGAGTAGGCGGGAGGCTACGCTATACCACCTCGGGAGAAGTTCTCTTCGCAAGCTTCGCTAACTTCTCTTCGGAGATACCGCTGACGCCTCCCTCAAACATCTCCGTAGGCGGGAGGAAGGCTTCGCCTTATTTCTAAAGGAAGACTGCATCCTCGGTTCGCTCCATCTTGAGGCGAACTCAGCAAGCCTTTAACTGCGCTGCGCTCCGTTTCCGTTCGCCTTATTAGTGTCGCTCACCTCGAATTTGCCTTGAAACGGCTTACGCCGTAGCCTGTACCACCATGTTATGTATATACCTTACACCCGAGGTTGGCTGATTTACCAAAATCTGAAGGTTAAATTTATGAATAAATTGTTAATAGAAGTAGAGGGTAGAAGCTTAGCGCGTAGCGATAAACATAAATAAAAAAAACGCGCCCTTCGGCGCGTAAGACGATCGTACATATATAGAACTTGTAGAAGCTTTCTTCGAAGACGTCAGCCTGTACATACCAACCCTGATGGGTCTATAGGCTTATACCACGGACGAAAGACCGCTCGTAAGGTAGACTTCAGGGATTTTAGCCTGTACCACATCTTTATCTCGGATGCTCGTAGGGGTAACTTTGTGCGTAGAGCGGGCTTTTACCAGTTTTTTTAAAATTTTAAAAAGCACCAATCTACCTGACCCGTAGAAGATACCCTCCACTATGGGCGGGATTTGTGTAGTTCTGAGGGTCTATTTTGACGACGTGTGAGTGGGGTTGATTAACTAAGCGGTTTTTCACGATTATTTTTCTGCTATAGGTTTAAAATAGCCCCCCTACGGGGGATAATCTATAAAGGCGGATTTTATGGATTATTATACCTATATACTCGATGTATACAAGCTATGATATTTTAGTGTTATATAAGCATTATTTTTTGTTGTATTTACAACGCCGTCTACACGTCAACGTCAACACTGCATAATGTCACCGTCAACACGTCAATTATATCTTATATGCTAAAATAAAAAAATACCTATACACCGAACAAAGTAGCGACAGCAAAAAGATAAATTCCGTGTGTATAGGTATTATATTATATATTATATAGGTAAGTATATATCCTATTATGTCGGGACGGCTACACCGTCCCCATCGGCGGTACTTGTGCCGCCTAATAGACGCACGAACATCTATTATTCTGCGCAAGAATTATTTATCGTTGATTGGTAGGTGCAGCACGGCGCGGAGTGCATCGGGGGATATATGCGCGGCAGCGGCTACGGTGTTAATAGCTGCACTCAGGCTCACGGGCTCAGGCTCAGGGATCGGGCGTTCGAGTAGAGTGTCAACGGATATATTAAGATAATCACATATCCGCGCAATAGATTTATAGTTAGGCGTGCTATCATTTTTTTGCATTTGCTGCACGGCGTTCACATTGATGTTTAATTCTTTTAGCATACTTTTTATTGTTATATTTTGCCGCATACACTCTTTTTTTATCTTCTCCGCAATAATAGCGTTGTTGTAGTTGTTGATGTTAGACAATGTAATGCCTCCAAAATATATGATTATATGTGCAATAGTTACAAAGATGCAGAAATACACAAATTCTTTGCTTTTATTTCTTTTTTGAGTATATAATCAAGAGATTCCGTGGTATTATATGGGCGTACTCAAGGGACAGCCCCGACGGACAAGCCGCCGACAACGAGCCGTTGAGCCGTGCGGACAAGGCGCGTGGGGTATCTTGTAAAGTACAGTCATCCGAATATACACCATTATATAATAAGGGGGTTTAAAAGTCAAGCGCGGTCAATCGGCTTATTTTATAGGCGGAATGATACGCGACAAACGGAATACATAAATATTATTGTATGCCCTTGCAATACTTTGATGTTGCTATCACGCTACGACGGTTTTATAGCTATCAGCCCGGGGCGGCGCGTGCCGTGACGCGCTTATCGTATGCGATAATATTGTAAAATATCGGTAACGGCGGCGGGACACTCTCAGCCGTTACCATGCCGCATAGGGGCGCTATGCGGGGCGAATAAAGGCATTTTATCACAAGTCCGTAAAAGGTCAAAGAAATAACTGCCATTTAAGCGGGTGCATTATCTGTTTAAATACTTTGATTCTGTTGTGCTAAAGTGGAGAGTCCGGGGACGGTTGGAAGCCGTCCGAGCTTTAAGCTCCTTTGCCGTTGGTGTTTGATATATACGCGATAAGTATATCGGCAATAAGAAAAAAATAAACTGTGCATTAATGCTATATTGATATTTTAGCTTTACACCGCCCGCGCTATTTCTCAGGAAATACGAACAACGGACGGTAATTTTTATTCTTAGGAATAAATATTTATTGTAAAGCGGGGATATTAATGTTTCATTTTTGGAAAATGCACGGTGACGGGTAACAATTGATACGTTGGTACAATAGGACATTTTAACACATTTCGAGCGCGTGAGCTGTTATATGTTCACGCGTTTTTTAATGTGCTAAAAGCATATAAAAATTTTAAATAAGGACGGTAAAAAATCATGAAAAAGACAACAGAAAAGAAAGCATTACGGAATATCGCGGACATCAGAACAGAGCTTGAAACACGTGTTAACGCCTACAACGCGGCGATAAATGCCGACGATACAAAGGCGGCAGAGCTCGAAAAGCTCGACAATGAAACATCAGAGCTTGAAAAAGAGTATGCCCGCGCCGCGTTTCATGCAACGGCACTTGAACTGCTCGATAAACCCGCGCCCATGCTTGCGGCGGCAACGGCTCTGACTTTCGAGACGCTGAAACACAAAGACAAAGAGGATGAAAACGGCATAAAATCGCGTGAAATTGTCACGGCTGAACGCCCGCTTGATTTTGTCGCGCTTGAATCATTCTTTGTCGAGCGCGGAAAGAAATTCGGCGCAGAGTCTACATGGGTTTACAAAGTCGCGGCTTTTAATCGTTTACTCTGCATGAGAACGGCGCAAAGTATCGGCGCGGATGTGAAAACAGTCGCGGAAAAGTTCGCTACACCTACACAAGCCCGCGATATCGATCTCGGCAAAACGCCGACAAGCAACACGCAACTGCTCAAGCAATTACAGATGATAATTGACTCCATGCTTTATGCAGAGGGCGAAAAGGGCAACATCTATAAAGCAAATTCTCATGATGTCGGTTATCTGTTATCCCTCTACGCGAAGAAGGGGCGCGGCGTTCTGAGTGTTGCGGCGGCTCGCCCAAAGTATCTCGAAAAGCTTATCGCGGAAATACTTCACCGCATAGTCACCGAAAAGTCCTATAATATCGAGTTCAAGGAAAAGAAAGACCGCGCAAGCGGCAAGATAGACCCTAAACCCGCCGGGGCTGTTGAATCCGCAAGAAAATCCGCGAAAAAATCGAGCGCGGCAAAACAAAATAAAAGCCGCAAGAAAAAATCAGCTATTGATGAGGCGGTAGAGATTTTAGATAACGCAAAATCCGGAAAAATAAGCGACAACGATGCACGAAAAGCTCTCAAGAAACTTGAAGAGGAAGATATAAAAAATGGTGGATTGGGATTTTACGGCATCCGTTTATATTAAACGGCATAAAAAATTTTACGCTTAAAAGTGAAACTAAATCAAAATTAAAAATCTAAATCAGAAAGGAAATTTAAAATGAAAACTAAAACAAAAATATATGCAATAATCGCAACCATCATGACCGCTTGTTATGCCGTACTGATTGCCCTGAGCGCGTGGAATCTCGGCGTACAGATGAAAATTAATGCGCTCAAAAGCGACGGCAGGAATGTTATGTACACCGACGCCGCCGCCTTCGCGGAGGTCTGCGATGAAATCGACCATCTAAAAACTCTAAAAGCGTGGAATTAAATCTAAATCAGAAAGGAAATTTAAAATTATGGATGAAATTCAGGGTGAAATTTGGGATGCACTTTGCAATCTCGACGGTGAAACGGTTGCAAGACTGTTTACAAATTACTATGGAAATCAGCTTTTGACCGACGATTTCCGCGAGTTTATGGAAGAGGAAGGGGTAATATGAAAATCAAAAGCGGAAACGAAACCGTATATGAAATCACAACCAATCACGATTTTACACTCGACGAAGCTATAGCCTTCGCGGGTGAATACTCGAACGATGCCGCTATAAACGGCGAGCCGGAAGTCACGATAAACGGCAAAAAATATTATTATGAGGAGCTGAGTTTAGAATGGTAAACACCATACAGAATGATTATGTCATGCAGGCAAATGAGTTTTCAGAACGAAACGGAATTGAAATCAAAATCACTTTTAAGGAACGAAATTCAAATCCGATGTGGGAGGAAAATTATTTGCGAAACTGCTATTCGGTTTATATCCGAAACACAAACAGCGGAGCGGTTATGCGCGTGACATTTTGGGATTCCATATATAACACAACACACAATATCACGCCGACTTGCTACGACATTCTCGCGTGTTTGACGAAGTATGACCCCGGTGACTATGAGGATTTTTGTTCGGAATTTGGGTATGAAACCGAAACCGAAAACGAATTCGGCAGACTAATGCGAAATCCGAACGCTTATAAGATTTGGAAGGCGTGTTGTCACGAATGGGAAGGAGTAAAGCGCGTATTCGGAGAAGATGAAATACTCGAAGAATTGCGCGAAATAAACTAAAGAAAATCACTTCGGAAATTGGTAGTGAAATTATATTCCCGAAGTGTTTCTGTTCTCAAAACATAATTTAAATGCTACAAAATCGAAACGAAAATGAAAGGAGCGAATATTTTACTATGTCATACGAAAAGTTTGTAAAGGGAGTGATATGGAAAGTCGGATTTGAAACGAAAATCCGTTTTGAAAACGACGGCGAAAAGTATATGGCATACATAACGGGCGGAATTATTATCTACGGAAATAGCATATCCGCTCTTGTATTGGTGCGCTGGGGAGACGGTCACACGGCGCGAGTAAATCTATGTGAGGAGGAAATCGGATCATGAGTTATAACACCTATGGGGTCGAAGTTGAAAAGCAAAACGGTTTGGTAATCGGAAAGCATTTCAACAATCTCGATGATGCTATGTGTGTAGCCGAACGGGCTGTGTATGAGCGCGGCTGCGTGTGGTCGTGCGTATATATGCCTAACGGCGATATCTATGTTGAGTATGAGATGTAAATCGAATACAGCGTTAGCTAATACGAGATGTAAATCGAATACAGCGTTAGCTAATACGAAGAAAATGTGGCGTAAAATTTTAAAAGATTTTGGTAAATAACCGAAGTCGTGATATAAGATAGAGCCGCCGTGAAAGGAAAACCAAACTCGGCTGCTAAATTTAAAATCAGAAAGGAAAACAAAATGGAAATCAGAGAGGAAAACAAAATGGAAATCAGAGAGGAAACGAAAGACTGGATAGATTTTAACGAAATACGCTGCGGAGATGTGTTTCGTGCCGAGGACGACGATTACTATATGTATATGAGGGTAAGCGGGTCAGCAAAGTACAACGCTGTTGAAGTTGGTACTGGGCAGTTAGTCTGTTTTGGCGGCGAATTGGTGAGTCCAGTTCACAACGCGAAAATGGTGGTTAATTTCTGAAAGGAGATCAAAATGAAAATCGAAATCAAAACCGGGAACGCCGCTTTTCATGGCTGTGACGCGGAAAATGAATATGCCGACTACTACACCACGGCGGCTGAGCTTGACCGAATTTTCGGGCAGATAAGCAGAGCTGTAGCCGAAGGGCGAACAGACGGCAAGGTGATAGACAGCAACGGAAACATATGCGGAGAGTGGAAAATCTGAAATGAAAATGATTTTTGTTGTGGTTGTCACTGCCGAAAACGGAAAGTATTCCGCCTTCGCCGACACGATAGCGACGGGTAATAACTTAATCGCCATACTTAAAAGATACAACGCTGATATATGCCATTTATGCGAAAGCCGTAGAGAGGCGGAGGAATTGGCGCGAAAATGGAATGAGGCGTATAGACAAAACGGTACAAACTTATTTTAAATCAGAAAGGGAATCAAAATGGAATTGAGATTTGCAATCACAACTGTAATTGAAATTGCCTTCGTCGTCGCGTTTTTGTATGCGCTGTGGCACGAGGGCAAAATTATAGCTTTCGAGGAACGGATGGAGGATGCCGTAGCTCGATGGCTTGCGAAGAAAATCATAAACAGAAGGAGGAGAGCTGCGGTTGACAGAAGAAGACAGAATGAAAAGGTTCGTTAAACACAAAATTAAAGTCCTAAAGGAATTGGGCGTGAGTCTGACAACCGAAGATGAAAAGCGTTTGGCGACGGCTTCCAGTTATATCGCTGTAGATAATATGGCGAGAACGATGATTCAGAAATTAAATTAAAATTCAGGAGGAAAATGAAATGAATAAGGTTATCAAGGGAAAGAAATACAACACAGAAACTGCAAAGGAAATTTGCGACAGAACAAGCTACTGCAACGGAACGCCGAGCAGTTGGACAACTCTTTATCAGAAGAAAACCGGTGAGTTCTTTATAGCTCGAATATCCAGCGGCATGAATTGCTGGGACACGGAAAACAAAATCACACCGATCGGTATCGATGAAGCAAAGGTGTTTGCTGAAGAGAACATGGATGCGGATGGCTATGAGTCCGTGTTCGGTGAAGTCGAAGAGTAAAAGGAAAGGAGAATTGAAAATAAAATGAGTTACGAATATAAAGTAGGCGACAGGGTTATAAGCTTGTGTGGACCGGAGATGTTCGCAAAAGCCACGGTTTGTTATACGGGCGAACTCCCGCTAATAGATTGGGATGTAGGGATAGCTTACGATGAACCTATTGGTGTACATGATTGCGGGGGACACTGCGAAGAAGGACATGGGTATTGGATTGGGGCGTCAAATTTGATACCCGCGCCTTTTAAGAAGGCTTCAGAACGAGAATATATTCAGTTTTAAATCAAGGAGGAAAATAAAATGTATTTCGAAAACGAAAATAGGGAATTTTTAGAAAAATACGACAGCAATTCAAAGCAGATAGAATACTATACAAAACAGGTGGAACGGATTTTTAACGAGGTTGGAATTGATAATGATTTTACTACGGCAGGAATAGAAGCCAATGTCAGAGAGTGGTTTTATGAGAAGGAAACTCTGTTTCATATTCTAAGAAATCATCCTATGTGGAACGAAGAAGCAAAGGCAATAATATTTCTCCGTGATGAAGTTAGGGGGTCAGACCCATCTGCGTTCAAAAGAGATATTAATGAACTGCTCGCATATACATCAAGAAAAATAATTGAAAACGAGCTTGAGCAGTCCAAAATGTTTAATGCGGTTATAAGCTTGCTTTCTCAGAGCGCAAGTCGAGAGATAAGCGAACGCGAAGCGGAGTTGATAAACCGACTCGGGTACTATAAGGAAATGCGTTCCGGAATGAAGCGCAGCCGTGTAATCAATACAATATTCAAGGAATATCCGATAGGCGATGACCGTAAAATTGACGCGACGAAGTTCACAGACGAACACGAGGAGGGTGACAGAAATTATTTAAGCTATAACAAGTTGTTTGCAAAAGCCGCAGACGATACTAACCCGCTTAAAATAAAAAGAATAACCGTACTGAGTGTGAACATATGCGATTTTCTTCTGATGTCAAATGGAAATTCGTGGAGCAGTTGTCACTTCATTAACCGCTCAGGTGCGGATCAGGGCTGCTATAAGGCAGGGACTCTCAGTTATTCCAACGATGGTACAAGTATGTGTTTCTATACGTTGCCCGAAACATACGAAGGAAATCGGTGGTATATGGAAAAGAAAATCACACGACAGTTGTTCTTTTATGAAAACGGTTTACTTTTGCAGTCTCGCCTCTACCCGAAGGGCGGCGACGCGACGGGAGAAAGCTATGGGGATTATAGAGCGGTTGTACAGGATATTATAGCAAAATGCATTGAAAAACCGAATTTGTGGAAGAAGGTCGATGATGATTGGGATAACTACATAGTCACCCATGATAACACGTTCCATTACCGAGATTACGACAAATACCCTGACGAGTGCGTATTCACATACAACAAGGAAATGAAATCAGAAACGACATACGGTTTGCATATTGGCGGCGATTCCTATTGTGTTGATTGCGGTGATATGATGGACTCATATGATGATAATGCGGAAGAATTGCAGTGCTGTGATTGTCTTAATAACCGCTCTTATTGCTATCATTGCGGTTGTGAAATCGACGACGACGCATATGAAATTGATGGCGAAGTCTATTGCGATGACTGCACATTCTACTGCGAATACCATGACGAAAGGGAAGTCGCGTATGATGACAATGGTGATAGTCTTATGGTAGAGGGTTACATAGGCGGTGACTGGTATACAATGTGTAGAGATGCATTTGACGAATCAGTAACGAGATGTTATAAGTGCGATGAGCTTGAATTTGCGGACAATATGGTATATGTAGAGGAAATCGGTTCGTATTTATGTAAAACTTGCTATGATGAATATATGGAGGAAAAAGAAAATGAAGTTGCTTAACATATTTAAGTTTCCGCAGAACAAGCTCAAATCGGCGTTGACTTGTCATCTTAGGGACAAGGGGTATTCGCCGATAGTGAGAGACGGGTTCGTGTACGCCGAGGGTGAAATCCCAGTTCTGCTTGTTGCTCATATGGACACGGTACATAAGCATACACCGGATATCATTTGTATGTCCGATGATAAAAGTATAATGATGTCTCCGTTCGGAATAGGCGGAGACGACAGATGCGGTATCACTATGATTCTCGAAATTATCAAAGAACTGCGGTGTCATGTGCTCTTTACGGAGGATGAGGAAATCGGCGGCGTGGGTGCAGGAAAGTTTTGCGCGAGTGGAATAAAACCGAAAATCAATTTCATAATCGAATTTGACCGAGCGCACGAAAGGGACGCGGTTTATTATGAGCTCGATAACGAGGTATTTGCTGAAACGGTAGAGAAGTATGGTTTTGTAAGAGATTATGGTTCTTATTCGGATATCGTAGATATAGCTCCTGAACTTGGGTGTGCTGCGGTAAATTTGTCGTGCGGATATTACAATGCTCACACCCAGCATGAATTTGTTTCTCTTCCCCAGATGTACGCGCAGATAGAAAGAGCAAAAGAGCTTATAACAAACGAGAACGGAAACTTTTTTGAATGGAAGGAGTTCGTGCGCGATAGAAGTTGGGATAGCGAAAATTGGTGCTACGGCGGATGGTACGATAATTATGACTACTATGACAGCAAAAACAAATCCAAATCTAAGAGTAAAGTCAAGCCTGTGTCCAAGGAAGTGTCACTTATACCAGACGACGCATACCTTCAATCGTCAGACGGTGACTGGATTGAAGTTGGAGAGGAGATAGATGATTTCTTTGTGGATGATTCGGGAACGGTATATGTATACAACTCCGAATACTTAATGGTGATTCCATTGTTTGAATATGTGGCGATAAGCGCAAATGGAGTGCCTTGTAAAATGGATCCGGACAACAGCTTTGTAGTTGAGGTTGAAGGATAAAAGGAAAGGAGAATTAAAATGCCAAATTGGGTAACAAATCGAATTGTGTTTCACGGAGATCAGGAGAATATAGACAGGGTTCTTCAGTACATAAAAGGAAATGGGTCTAAAATCGACTTCAACAAAATTATTCCAATGCCCGACAACATTTATCGCGGTGATTTAGGCAAGAGGGAGAGGGAGCTGTACGGCTTAAATAATTGGTATGATTGGAGTGTGGCGAATTGGGGCACGAAATGGAACGCGCAACACTCCTCACTCAACAACAAGAATACGCTGTGGTTTGATACGGCGTGGAGCTGCCCTATACCCGTACTCAATAAGCTTGCAGAAATATGCTGCATAAACGATGTTAGGTTTGAAGGGGAATGGGCTGACGAGGATTGCGGTTGTAATGTTGGCGTGTTTTGGAGCGACAACTGTGTAGACGAAAACTGTGATTTTTATTATAGATCAATAGACGACAATACAGACGAAGCATATGACATATATGTAAAACTCAAAGGCGAGAGTGATTGTATGGGTAAGGACGGCGATGAACATTGGGTGCGTTACGATTGTGATACTTGCCCAAACAAAGACAAATGCTGAAGCAAACGCTAAAATAAAAAAACAAATAGAAAGGAGATATAAAAATGAAAGCATATAAAGGCTTTGACAAGGATTTAAAATGCAGAGGTTTTCAGTATGAAATAGGGAAAGAGTACGAAGAAAAAGAAGCAGAAGCTTGTGAAAAAGGATTTCACGCTTGTGAGAATCCTTTAGAAGTATTTAGGTATTATCCTCCGTGCGACGGGAATCGATACTGTGAGGTGGAACAGGACGGAGAGCTTTCCAAACATGGTGGCGATTCCAAAGTTGCTTCAACCAAAATAAAAATCGGCGTTGAACTTGGACTTAAAGGTCTTATACAAGCTGGTGTTTCATTTATTCTTGATAAGGTCAACTGGAAAGCCGACGCAGCAACGAATACGGACGCCCAGTCAGCGGCGGTAAATTTGGGCTACCGTTCAGCGGCAACGAATACGGGCGACCTGTCAGCGGCAATGAATACGGGCGACCGGTCAGCAGCCGTAAATACGGGCGACTATTCAGCAGTTGTAAATTCGGGCGACTATTCAGCAGCAATGAATACAGGCTACCGTTCAGCAGCCGTAAATTCGGGCTTCCAGTCAGCAGCCGTAAATTCGGGTTTCCAGTCAGCAGCCGTAAATTCGGGCACCCGGTCAGCAGCCGTAAATTCGGGCACCGGGTCAGCGGCTGAAGTTTCAAACGGCGATTCTGTTGCGATAGTAACAGGCTATAATTCTAAAGCAAAGGCGGGTCTCGGCTCTGCTATTGTCATTGCGGAGCGCGGCGATTGGAACGGCAAAACATATCCGCTAAATAATATAAAAGCGGCAATTGTGGACGGAGAAAAAATTAAGGCTGATACTTGGTATACTCTTAAAAACGGCGAGTTTGTTGAGTGTGATTAACAGAAAGGAATTGAATTTGGAATGGAATTGAAATTTGATTTAGGAATGCAGGTCATGACGCCGGGTATAGCAAATATACTCGGTGACGGTAAAATTTGCGAGGAGCTGCTCGACGCTTTCGGGCGATACACAAAGTGCGATTGGGGTGATATTCCCGAAGAGGACAAGGCTTTAAACGACGAGGCGGTTCGGGTAGGCGATGGACGAACGCTCGCCGCATATAACACAAGTAAGGGCGAGATTTGGATAATCACAGACTTCGGCGACGAGGGTAATGTGACGACCATGCTGTTGCCGGAGGAGTATTGAAACGATATTAGACACACTAAGGTGTTTTGATGTAGTTATGGGTGACAGTATACTCATAGTTGACTTTATTTAAGAAAGGAAAACGAAATGGAATATCTTGTACAGTTCAATTATTCAGGACGAGTTACATATGAGATTGAAGCAGACGACGAAGAGACGGCGAAGAGAGAAGCTGCTAATAGGTGGTTGGTTTGGGTGTCGGCAGACGCGGTGGGACACAATCCCGAGTTTGCGTGTGCGGGTATTAAGTATGACACTATGACGGCTGAACGGCTAATAGACGGTGATGTAGCGGAGGTAAATAAAAATGAGTAATGAAAACAAAGGCTTACTCATAGATGGCGATACCGTAAATAAGGCATTAGAATCAATAGGGGTTGCTGCGGCTAACGCTGCTAATACAAATCGTACCCTTGCCGATATACTTAAAGATGTCAATCATCGTTTCGAAGAGCAATTTAATATTGATATAGAAACAAGAAAAGAAAAAGAGAAAGAGCTCGATGAGATGAGAGCTTCGGGCAAGTTTGTTTCTGTTATGGTTTTTGACCAGACAAATAAGCAGAGAAATTATCAGTATGTCGGTGAAACTTACTCGGGAGAGACGGTAGTTGGCAGTATCGTTTATGATGAGGGGACTTACATTTATGACCCCAGATATTATATCTATACTTTAGCCAACCTTAATACTTCTGCGGGCGGCGAAGTAGACGACCATAATATGCGTAGAGTTGAGGTGCGCCCTGATTCTATTCGTCCGTACACACAGATTGAAAAAATTAAGGAAGAGCTGCGAAGGGGTCACTGCATAGAGCTTGTTCGTAATCTCTCTGATAGTCTTTCTGATAAGTCAATATGTATTATTGCGAATGAAAAAGAAATTCCTTATGAGCTTTGGTTTAGAAAGAAAACTAAAATGAAGAAATTTGGAGGTAAATGAAAATGAATGGAAGAGATTTAAGCAACCGTCTTCTTTACACGGGGATGATAAGGGACGCAAGAAAACTGGCGTTTAAAGACAAAATGGCAACAGCGGAAGAGCTTGCACTTATGAGCGAACTGGAAATATGCGATTTAATCGAGCAAGACTATAATATCATCATGAGCGAAGATGAAAAAGTCCTTTTAATTCCAAAAGATAAAATGGACGAATTTGAGCAAATGGCTGTATATTTATGTCGATAAGGAGGAAAACAAAAATGTATAAACTTGACTTTTACACAGCGATATCCAACAGAAACGACCCTAAGACCCTCAATCACTTTGAGCGGGTCAGCGGTTATGGACAGGTAGTAAGAACTCCACGAGGAAGAGAAATCGAATTTGGTTTTGATAAGCGGAGTGACGGATGGTATGTAACCGATGTTGCTTCCGGTATGAGGATTCCTAAAAAATATGACACAAGGATGAAAGCGCTCGCCGCTCTTAACGCAGAGCTGCTTAGTAAGGTTGATAAGGCAGTAGAGAACGATACATACAAAGCTGTGGTGAAAGCTCTTAGCGAATTTAAAACAAATTCGGAGGTAGCGTGATATGACGGTGTATGAAGTGTTGAAAACATATTGCAAAAACTGCGTACACAACGGTAATTGTTGGAAGCCGTGTGCGGCGGCGATATCGGCGATCACAAATAATGAGGACAAGTATAAAGAGGAGGTAATAAAGATATGATACAGAGAGACGAGTTTTATACACATTCGGACGATGGTGATTTTGAGCAGAAGATGAGAGATTTGCTTTTGTTTCACAAAGTGGTTAAGGTCGAAGGGGGCGATCAAAACGCCGAGCTAACCCTCGATAACGGAGTGAAGCTCTACACGGAAGGAAATCGTGGTTGCGGTGGGTGTGGCAATGGTTGGTATTATCTCGTAGCCTTGAATAATTGCGATAATGCTATTACTAATGTCGAGGCTTGTATAGACCATGACGACAATTTGTATTGCGATACATACCGTCTGTTCGTTTATGCGAAGGACAAAAAGATAAATCTTGTCCAGTACGAGGGTGAAGATAATGGGTATTATGGAACGGGGTATGATGTGTATGTGAATATCCCGAAGGAAACGAAGGCGGAAATATGAGAACGATTATAACAAAGTTAAAGGAGAATATAAATGAATATCAAAGTAAAAATCTGTGATAAAGCTATCGAGCTTATTGATCTGCTGGCTAACATGCCGCTCGCTGATGATGAATTTGTTGATGAGATAATAGACGATATTCGGTACAACGAGCCGTACCGAATAGAAGCAATTAGAGATGAGGTACAGAATGGCTGAAGAAATATACTACTACATAATGGACAAGCATGGAGTAATCTATGGCAGAAGTACAAGTAAAACTCGACTTCAGGAGAAAATGAAAAACAATTTCACCGAAGCTGTTATACGGAAGTTAGGAATAGAAATCGTTGAGGTATATGATAGCATCTGAGCTATCGTAAGTAAAAAAATAATATGGGAGAGGAAGATTAAAATAATTAAGAGAGGAGAAATCTACTTGGTTTCGCTGGACGGAGTGGGGTCTGAACAACGGAACACAAGACCTGCGATTATAGTGCAAAACGATGTGGGAAATGCCCACTCGCCGACGACGGTTATCGTACCTTTATCGACAAAAATAAAACCGTCTATGGCGACGACGCACGTCAAAATAACAAGTGAGCAGGGCGTAAGAGATGAGTCAGAGGCGTTATGTGAACAACTGAGAGTGGTAGACAAATCGAGATTAGGAAGGAGAGTGGGTAAAATCACCGACGAATCGATTATGACGGATATAACAAGAAAAATAAAAGTAGTGTGCGGCTGTTAATTGGAGGGAAAAATGGAACATCAAACAGTAGTAGCAAAAACGAAAAATGGAGATGAGTTTGTGGCTTGTTCCGGTATCGGAAGCAAGCTCTGCTCAATACATAGCTGCGAGTCGTGTCCTAAGATGAAATCAATTCGGGACAGCGCAAATAAGCTTGGATATGCCGGAAAAGGAAATGACTTTGCAGAGCTATTAAATTATCTATTTGATAAGGAGTGTGAACAGTTTGGAAATTATGCTGTTGTGGAGGTGTGTATGTCAGATTGACTCAATTCAAAGTAAAAGAGTTCAAGAGAATTTTACGGGATAACGGCTATGAGGAGGTGAGGTGTTGCGGTAGCCATCAAACTTGGAGCAATGGTGTAAGCAAAATTACTTTGCCGACGGTTAAGCTAAGTCCTGTCATAGCGGCTCGCCTCATAAAGGAAAATGATTTGAGTGTCCGATAAAAGTGACAACTTACAACTGGAAAAAATTCCCTGTTGACAAGAGAATTTTTTAGGACTATAATAAAAAATGTAAACGGAACAAATGTTCGACTAAAGTTCGATTAATGAAAGGAGAAATTTGTAAAATGGGATTTTTGGGTTCATTTCTTGGTCTGATTGGTGCTTCGGCGGTGTTTGTTGGAGCCGATGTAAAAGAGCGTTGGGACGAAATAGACAGAGAGCGGCAGCGCATTGCGGCAAATCCCACACCGCCTCCGGAGATGAGGGGAAATTTAAGAGATAAATATGAATCTGAATGGCACAGAGGCGATAACACTCACTTCCCGGAAGAATATCTTCCTGCTCTTGAGAGCGATCCAGAGGTACTTTACTGGTGGATTGAGCTTCTTGCGGAGCGTGAGATAAGGCGTCAGGGTTATCGCGGTTATCCTATCAGTATTCAGGGCAATTTCAATCGAGTGTATAATGCTTGGAAGGAGCGTCAGAATTGGGTCAGATAACCAGTGTTGATGTTAATAAAGACATACTTATTGATAGTCTGAAAGCCCAGAACGCAAGACTAAAAAAGCTCCTCCGCGAAACAGCAGAAGAGCGAGACAGATATAAATCCTTATGGGAAACAAATCGGATTCAAAATGAATTTTCAGAAAAGGAGCGAAAAGCAAATCGGCGATTAGAACAAGAGAAAAAGCAAGAGCGGCTGTTGTCCGGTGTAAAATCGGATGGCGTTCCGATAGCTCATGCGGCGGATTCGATTCGTTCCTATGATGAAATGTGTGTTGTACTGGATAAGCTCAAAAACACAGGACGAATGGGAATACGAAACTGGGCTATGTTCCGTTGCGGCATTTGCTTCGGTCTTAGAGCAAGCGACCTCGTTAAATTAAAATGGGGTTGGATCATGGACGATGACGGCGAGTTCAGAGACCGCATACCCGTAGTCGAGAGCAAGACATCTAAAATCAATCGGTGTTTCATTTCAGATGCGATAAAGGAAACGCTTACAGAATATCGCAAGTGGCTTGGCGGACGCAACTGTTCTCCCGATGATTATATCTTCTCGAAGAACAACGGCGGGAGACTACAGGAGCAAAGCTATTCACGATATCTCAAAAGTGCGGGAAAGGAAGCGGGGTTGCCGATACACATCTCGTCTCATACCATGAGGAAATCATTTGCCAATATAGTGCTGTGTTGTCACGACGGCGGTGCGAATGATTATGCTATGAGAGATTTACAGGGTATGCTCGGACATTCAGATGTAAGAATTACGATGAGCTACCTCAAAGACACAATCCTCAGATACGACGAAGCGAGAAAGGCGGTGTCAGATTTCGTCCTCGGAAAGACAGACATAAACGAGCTGGTTACTTCAAAACAGGTCTCCAATAATGAAATTTACGAGCTTTGCAAAGAAATGTTTGAAAAACAAGTTGCGTAAATTATTTTTATAGTTTTTGGTAAATCAACAAAGTGAGGTGATATACTTGACTCGTAAGAACAAGAGAGCACTCGCGAGAGCTGCTCGATACATAAACGATAGGGTCGAATTTGCAAACGACATCTTAGATGACGAAGAGGATCGACTCGATGGTTGGGCGGAGAATCTGAAAGGTTCTCAAAAACATATGGACGCAGAAGACTTTGTTGAAGATGTCCGCGAACAGTTTGATATAATAACTGATGCGGTAGAAGAAATACGGTCTTTGTGCGGAATAGAAGACTAAAAAAGAAGACTCCCCACGAAAGGGTAAAAGCGTTTGGCGACGGCTTCCCAATTCGATGAGGAGGAACGACATTCGTATGCTCTTATACTAAACACTGGCGTGTTTCTATAGGGGCATAGTCCTGCCATTGTCATTATAACACAAGGGCGGTTGAATGTCAACGAGAAAATAGGAGGAATTTATTATGCAGAAACCTAAAATTGTTTACATTGCCGTTGACGACGACGATTATGAGCTTCCATTTGCTATGGGCGACACAATGCGAGAGCTCGCCGAAGAGATTGGCGTCTCTACTTGGGATATATGGAACTGCGTCAAGAATCGGGGACGCAGTACAACGCCTTTCAATCATACATATCGTGTCGAGAAAGTTAGACTTGCCTCTGATATGGAGGACATACTCGACTTTGGCACGGACAGAGACATTTACAACATAACAATTAATGCCTATGTATAAGTCAAATTCAAAAATAATAAAAGGTCTTTCGTTTGCTCTGGTGCTGAGCATAGGAGCGTTTCTTATGGTCGGTAATGCCTTGCCGGTAGAAGCTCCGAGCGCAGAGGTAGTTGAAATCGGAACTGAAAACGAATCAGTTTTGGATTTGAAAACGGAAATTGAATCCGAAACAGAAATCGCCTCTACCACAGAGCAACAAAGACCCGCCGATTCAAAGACAAAATACGACGAAATAATTGCCGAGATTGCCGAGAAGTATGGTGTCTCGGCGGCTCTTATCAAGGCGGTTATCAAAACGGAAAGCAATTTTAATCCGACTTTGATTAGCGCAACCAACGACTACGGTTTGATGCAAATCAACGCTTGTAATGTATCGTGGCTTACAAACGAGTTAGGTGTCACAGATTTGTTTGATCCAGCACAGAACATCGAAAGCGGCGTGTACATCCTTAGCGGGTATCTGAAGCGCTATTCACTTGCAGATGCGCTGATGGCTTACAACTGCGGCGAGGGTGGAGCAAAACGCCTATGGAAACAGGATATTCACTCTACTCACTACACGAAAAGGGTATTGAAAAACTTGGATGAATTTGGAGGACTTTGTCAATAACCCCACGGCTAAAGCCGGGACTTGTGGAAACACGAGCCCTGATTGACTACCCTAAGTGCTTCGAGCACTACGTTACTCAAGAATGTATGTATAGGCACCGGTGGACGTTTGCCCAAATCTGCCGCTCTGCGGTGTGTGATTAAACAGCTCTGAGGGTAAGGAGCAGTGTTGCACGCAAAAACCTTGAGATAACACTGGGGATGGGTACCTTACGGCCAAAAGGCTGAGCGGCTTAATTTTTAGCCGCAATCTTGAAAAGGAGGAAGGCATCATAACCGACAGCTGCACAAAGCAACCATCCTCAAGGGTGGTGTGCGAAAAGCTAATCAGGCGGAGAAGTATGTCTACGGCCTCCGCCTCTACGACAAGGTGCTTTACAACGGTATTGAGTGCTTTGTTTGGGGCAGGCGGAGCAGCGGCTCTTTCTTGCTACGAAGGCTTGGTGGAGCAAAGGTCAAGGATGGCGTAAGCTACAAGCATTTAAAATTATTAGAGCGCAGTCAGAATTATCTGATAGCGTAAATATGAAAGGAGGCTCGCTGCTCCTCCCCATAGCTAAAGCAAGGGGTTTCCGCAGCGAAGATTTTTATGAATAGACACAAGTGTTTTGCAGACGGAGGCTCTTATTGTAAGGTGCTTACAGAAAAGCTGTGCGAATATGGCGGGTGTCGGTTCTACAAGACCGAACAGCAACTCTACAACGAAAGGCAGTTTGTAGACAGATACATACAGAAGAAATACGGAGTTAGCCGTAGGGAATATGTGAGAAGCAAATATGGCAATGAGCTTTTAAAGTATAGGAGGAGAAGAAATGAGGAAGTCTAAGCTTCTCACTCTAATAGCTCACGAGGTTGTGCCTCGGAAATGTGTAAACAACATGGAGCTTGTCGGCTATGTTGCTCGGTGCAGTCAGTGTGGCGAACCAATAGCAATCTACTATAAATTCGACGACGAGCTGAGGGTTGCGGTTTTGCCGAGATTCAAAAGATTCGCGGAAGAAATAGAAACGAAAATCAAAGGAGGAATTTAATGGACGAGAACAAAATGACATTATTTACGAACGAAGAGCTTGGAAATGTTAGGGCTTTGGAGATCGACGGCGAGCCGTATTTCGTCGGCAAGGATGTGGCTGTAGCGCTGGGGTATGCAAAGCCTGAAAACGCCATATCGGCTCATGTGGATCAGGAAGACAAAACCACTACCCTAATTCAGGGGGATGGTTCTAACTACAAGAGCAAAACAACTCTCATCAACGAGTCTGGTCTTTACAGTCTTATCCTCTCAAGCAAGCTCCCGAAAGCAAAAGAGTTCAAGCATTGGATAACTGCCGAAGTTCTGCCCATTATCCGCAAGACAGGTGGCTATGTAAACGATACGAAACAGTTCGTCGATTACTACTTTGCGGACTGCAATACATATGGGCGAGAAGCTATCACGCTTATGCTCAACGAAACAAAACGAATGGCAAATCAGCTAAAAGCTCAGGCTCCGAAGGTGCTGTTCGCTGAGGCTGTAGAAAGCTCGAAGACATCTATTCCAGTCGGCGACCTTGCGAAGCTTATAAAGCAGAACGGCGTCGATATTGGGCAGAATCGTCTCTTCTCGTGGCTGAGAATGAACGACTATCTGATAAAGTCGGGTGACAGAAAGAATATGCCGACGCAGAAGTCTATGGACTTAGGTCTGTTCGAGGTTAAGATATCGGCTTTCTACAGACCCGATGGCACGGTAGATATCGCGAAGACGCCGAAAGTCACAGGTAAAGGTCAGACTTATCTTATTAACAAATTCTTGTCGAGTTTGAAGGGGGCGTAAATTTAACCCAAAAGGAATTGGGTTTTGAAAGGTTAACCATGATAGACAGGTTTTATAATTTCGATTATAACAGATAATATCCTACAAATAGATGGTAGGGAACGACTGTCACTCGCCCACGCCATGTGGGTTTTCCTTCTTTTTTGCAGGTCTTGATAAGTTCAATTATAATAGATAATATCCTGCAAATTGAAGTGATCAACTCATAAGTTGACATATGCATTACTCCTTTCATGGGGACTCGCGGGATTCGCTAGACGCTACTAGTTGTGCTCGCTGTACCCCTATAAGTAATACTATTATGGTTGACCTTTTAAAGCCCAATTCCTTGCTTGATAAAATTAATTGAAAAATTCCGGACTAAAAGGAATCGGGTTTTGATTTGAAAAATGAAAATGAGAAGGGGAGATGAAATGGCTCAGGATTGGAGTGGAGACGCAAACTCCGTATATAAAATTATTGGAGCGTCAAACCACTCAAATGAAAGCAGGGCGGACGACGACTATTACGCGACTGACCCGAAGGCAGTTGAAGAGCTGCTGAAAAGAGAGAAATTTTCTCACTATGTGTGGGAACCTTGTTGTGGTGGAGGACACATATCAAAAGTGTTGGAGGCTCATGGCTACGACGTTCTGTCGAGTGACATTGTGGATAGGGGTTATCCAAATACATATGTGGCGGACTTCTTAAGTGTTGCTCCCCCTGTTGAGTGTATATCACGCGATATAATCACAAACCCGCCGTACAAACGTGCCAAGAAATTCATAGAGAAAGCTTTAGAGATATCTATGAATTCAACTAAGATAGCGATGTTCCTAAAAACTACTTTTCTCGAAAGCAAAGGACGAAGAGAGTTTTTTCGTGAGAATCCGCCAAAATATGTATATGTTTTTTCAGACAGAATGAAGTGTGCTCCAAACGGCGATTTTAGCAAAATAAAGTCGAGCGCAATATCGTATGCGTGGTTTGTTTGGGAAAAGAGGTTCAAGGGTGAACCGAAAATTAGATGGATTTAAACCAAGGAGGAAATCAAATGATATTTAGTATTGTAATGATAGTTATAGCTGTGGTTCTCACGGCTGTAGGTGCGATTTTAGCTCACAGAAAGAGAGAATACTATGGAGACAACATTCCGGTGGCAATTCCTATAGTAAGTTTTGTGTTGGCGATATGTCTGTTCGTACTCTCAGCTTCAGCGGCTATTGTGCCGACCGGATATACGGGAGTGAGAACGACGCTCGGTCAGATAAGCGACCAGCCTGTACATAGTGGTTTCAACTGGAAAGTGCCCATTGTTCAGAGCATAAAGCTCGTAAATAACAAACAGCAGGACGCACAGTTCGGCGGCGACAAAATCTGGTCGGAGACTGAAAGCAGAACAGCAATTTACTACGCAGACGTGACCGTTACTTATCAGATTAACCCCGACAGGTCGGCGTGGATCTACGCTAATGTCTCGGACTACAAGAACTCTCTGGTGTCCGAAAACATAGTTGCTTCGGCTATTAAATCCAGTAGTAAAGTGCTTAGCGATACCGACGCGACGAACCGCTCGATAGTTGAACCGCTGATAATGAAAAATCTTCAGGCTTCTATAGACGAGAAGTACGGCGAGGATGTTGTTGCGATACTCAAAGTGACGGTAAACGACATTGACTTTGACGAGTCATATCAGGCGGCGATAGCATCAAAACAGCAGGCTCAGCTTGCGGCAGAACAGCAGGAAATCGAAAATAAAAAGGCTGTGGATAAGGCAAAGGCAGACGCAGAGGCGAAGCTTATAAAATCTAAGGCTGAAGCTGAAGCAAATGACACTCTTGAGAAGTCCCTGACGGATAAGATTCTTAAAGAAAAATACATAGAAAAGTGGGACGGAAAGCTCCCGAGTGTGATGACCGGCGACGATGGAAGTTCGATAATGATTCAAAAGTAAGGAGGGAATGAATGAGAGTATTACTGCTGTTGCGCGGTAGTGCTGGGTGTGGTAAGTCAACATGGATTGAACAAAATGGACTTGAACCCTATACACTATCCGCCGACGAGATAAGGTTGATGTACGCTTCGCCCACTTTAAATGTTTGTGGCGAAGAGTGTATAAGTCAGTCGAATGATACTAAGGTCTGGAAGACACTCTTTCAGATTCTTGAGTCTCGAATGGAGCGAGGAGAGTTCACCGTTATTGACGCGACGAACTCCAAAACTTCCGAGATGAAGCGCTATGCGGAGCTTTGTAACCGTTATCGCTATAGGATTTATTGTGTAGACTTTACCGACATTCCTATTGAGGAAACCAAAAGGCGAAATAAAATGCGACCTATAGTCAAACAGGTTCCTGAAACGGCAATCGACAATATGTATGCTCGTTTCGCTACTCAGAAAATTCCGTCGGGGATAACCGTTATAAAACCGGATGAACTTTCAAAGGTGTGGTTCAAACCTATGGATGTTTCGGAATACGATGCGGTTCACTTTGTTGGAGATGTTCATGGCTGCTATACGGCACTCAAAGAAGCAATCGGGGATATAACCGAGAAACCTAATGAGCTGTTTGTGTTCTGCGGAGACTATACTGACAGAGGAGTTGAAAATGCAGAGGTAGTAAAGGAGCTTCTTCGTATCTATAAAGAACCGAATGTATATCTCATAGAGGGAAATCATGAGAAACATATGTGGGTTTGGGCTAATGACGGAACTACCGGGTCAAAAGAGTTTGAGATGCATACAAGAGCTCAGCTTGAAGGCGCTTCTTTTACTAAAAAGGATGTTCGCAAACTTTACAGAAGTTTCGGGCAGTGCGCCTATTATATATATCGTGGCAAAACTATATTGGCTACACACGGTGGTCTTAGTACGTTGCCTAACAATCTCACGCTGGTAGCTACCGACCAAATGATTAAAGGCTCCGGGAATTATAGCGACGCCGATGTTGTTGATCAGTCTTTCTGTGAAAATACTGACGCTTATCAGGTGCATGGGCACAGAAATCTTAAAGGAAATCCCATTCAGGCTTGCAGAGCCTTCAATCTTGAGGGGAATGTTGAGTTTGGAGGCTCTATAAGAGTTGTTAGTTTTGTTGGTAATGAGATAAAGGTAAGCGAGTTTAAAAACAACATATATTTACCGACTGAAGAGAGAATTGATTATACTGCAAAGATAAAAAAGAACGAGTCTGTTGCAGATGCTATTCTGGCTCTGAGAGGTAATAAGCAGGTAGTCGAGAAGCAGTTCGGTGATATCTCGTCTTTTAACTTCTCAAAACAGGCTTTCTTTGACAAGATATGGGATGAGCAGACGATTAGGGCACGAGGTTTGTATATCAACATTCCCAAAGGAAAAATAGTCGCAAGAGGCTATACAAAGTTCTTTAATGTAAACGAGCGACCGGAGACAAAGTTTGATATGTTACAGCACAAGCTTAAGTTTCCCGTAACTGCGTATGTTAAAGAAAACGGGTTTCTCGGGTTAGTTTCATATAACGAGATAGATGATTCGCTGTTTGTTACAACGAAATCTAATCCGGATGGTAATTATGCATCGTGGCTTAAAGAGATGATAGATAAGAAAATCCCTGTTGATACACAGCAGAAAATGAAAGAATTTTCAAGGGAAAATAATGTAACATTTGTGTTTGAGTGTATTGATATGCAGAGAGATCCACACATAATTGATTATCCGGAAAATCATCTTTTCTTGCTTGATATTGTTTACAACGAGTTGAAGTTCAAAAAGTTCAGTTATGACGAGCTTATAAGTGTTGCAGACAAGTTCGGGCTCGAACACAAAGAGCGAGCTGTCGTAATTAACGATTGGCAGACATTCTTCGATTGGTATTACACGGTCACAGCGCCTGATTATCTGTATAACAACAGGCATATAGAGGGATTTGTCGTCGAAGATGCCGACGGTTATATGGTTAAGCTTAAACTTGCTTACTATAATCTCTGGAAATACCTTCGCGGCGTTTCCTACAAGGTTCTTAGACGGGGACATCTTGATGGCAAGGAAACTTCGTCTCTTACAACGCCATTAATGAATCAGTATTATGCGTGGCTTAAACGAATTTACGCAGAAACAGAGGATAGAGAGTCAATACCGCGTGATATCTGCTCGCTTAGAAAACTATTCTACGCATCGGACGAAGGAAGAAATTTTACAAAGGAGGAGAACGATAATGATTGATGCATTTATTTTTAACATTCTTAATCTGATTGGTCTTTATGGTAAAGCAATTCTTGTGTTCATCGAGAAAATGCTTGGACTGTAAGGTTTAAATCAAAAAAAAACAAAAAGAGAAAGGAAGAAAAATGAAACTCTACGAACTTGATAACGAGTATCTTGACTTTATCTCCGCTATTGAAAACGGAACAATCCCAGAGGACGCTATTGAGGACACCCTTGAAATGCTCGATACGGATTATAAGGATAAGCTGGACAACACCATTTGCGCTATCAAAAATTTGACTGCCGAGGCAAAGATGATAGACGAAGAAATAAAAGCTCTGACGGCAAGGAAAAAGACAAAAGAGAACTTCGCTGATTATCTTAAAGATTATATATCTCGCTCTATGCAGTGTAGGGGTGAAACTTCTTTTGAGAGTGCAAGAAACAAGGTTGCTTTTCGCAAGTCTGAGCGTCTTGTAATTGCGGACGAAGCTGCGTTTGCGAAAAAATACCCAGAGTTCGCTACATTTACCCCAAAAATCAACTTAACCGATGTTAAGACGGCGGTCAAGTCAGGAGAATCGCTCGACGGTGCAGATATTATGGAAGTTCAGAATATTCAAATTAAGTGAGGTGTAATATGGACAATCTTGAAATTTATAATAAAGCGCGATCAGTACCCGACAGTGCGCAGAAGAAGATTGCTGCGGGGCGACTTAGAGGATTTACCGATATTAATCCGATGTGGCGCTTGGAGAAGCTGACGGAAATATTTGGTCCATGCGGACTTGGCTGGTTTACTGATGATATTAGATATTGGCTTGAAGATGGGTCAGATGGAACTAAGACGGCTCATGTTGCGCTCAATCTCTATGTTAAAAAAGATGGTGAGTGGAGCAAACCCATCTTCGGAATCGGTGGCGCGTCATACATATCGAACGAAAAGGGTGGAGCTTACACATCCGATGAGTGTTTTAAGATGGCGTACACCGACGCTCTGTCCGTCGCTTGTAAGGCGTTAGGCTTCGGCGCGGATGTCTATTGGGCGGCAGGTAGAAGCAAATATAGAGCGGTCGCAGATGTTCCTGTGGCTGAGAAGTCTAAGATAGAAAAGGCTATAGACAGCATTAACAAACTCGCCAAAGAACTTGCAGACAGCGGCGTGGCGAAGAAAACGATTTCAGACACCATCAAGTCAGTTTCGGGTAGCGCGAACTACAATAAGATAACTGACTTTGAGGTAGCGACAGATGTTTACAAAGAGCTTGTAGCTCTTAGAAATAAGGAGGACTAATTAATGGTAGAGAATAATGCAACAATCATCGGCAGACTTACGGGCGACGTAGAGATAAGAACCGCCGGTAACACAGACAACAGAGTGGCGAATTTCACTGTGGCTGTTAATCGCCCCAAAAGAAAGGACGCGGAGGACGAGGCGGACTTCATTCGTGTTAGAGCGTGGAACTCGACCGCCGATTTTATCGAAAAGTATTTCGGCAAGGGTTCTAAGATAGGTGTCAGGGGTTCTATTCGTACAGACTTGTACAAGAATAAGGACGGCGAAAACAGAAGTGTGACATATATTCTTGCTGATGAGGTCTGCTTTATCGAGTCCAAGTCAACTTCCAACGGCGGCTCTGAACCGAGAGCAAAGGCGAACATAAAGAAGGCAAATGTTGATGTCGTTGCTGACGACGATGATCTGCCGTTCTGATAAAATGTGCCGGAAGAAGATGGTATTTAAAACTGTCTTCTTCCGACTAATGCCCGTTGCAGTTATGTATGATATAAGACGAAGTAAAGGAGGTTGATGATTTATACAGGTATTAAAAAGCGATATTCAAAGAGCGAAAGAGAAATTAGGGGATAGAAATGCTGAGATTATGGTTGAGCTGCTCGGTATTACGAACTGGAATCCCTCAAGAAGAGTCGGGTGTTGCCCGAACCCCGAACACATAGACAAGAATCCGTCGTGCTCGTATAACCCCAAGACTTATTCTTTTCACTGCTTTGCGTGTGGCTTTACCTGTGACATCATAGATGCCTATATCACATCCAAGAAGTGTACTTTTCTTGAAGCGTGTGAGATGCTTTTTGATGAGGCGGGTATACAGTATTCATTCGCAGAGCGCGGAACAAAAGACAGGGCATACAAATACCCCAAGCCCAAGTACGCCGACAACAAAGAAGAGGTGTATAAGTATTGGCGAAAGAGAAAAATATCACCTGAAACAATAGATTATCTGAATATACAGCAGGATGAAAAAGGAAATACCTTGTTCCAGTATTTCGACCTAAATGACGTGCTCGTAATGTGTAAAGTCCGCAAGTCACGCGCAGTGCCTCACGGCGAACTTAAGATATGGTATCTCGAAAACAGCGATTGCTGTAATGTCCTTTACAACATCAATAAAATAAATACCACTCAGCCGTTGATAATATGTACCGGCGAAGGCGACTGTGCCGCACTCATTGAGTGCGGTTTTTACAACTCCGTAAGCATTAACGGCGGCGACCAGAATACGAAGTGGATTGAAGAGTGCTGGGATTTTCTGCAAGAGTTTGACGAAATCATCCTCGTCCACGACAACGACAGAAGCGGCGAGGAATACATAAAGAAAGTTGCTCCGAGGTTGGGCGAATATCGTGTCAAGGTTGCAGAAATCCCATTGTCTCACACCAATGCAGACGGCGAGAAAGTTCGCATAAAAGACATAAACGAACTGCTGTTCTTTGAGGGAAAAGAGGCGGTCAGAGATGTAATTAATAACGCGAAAGAGTCTGAGATTCCCGCGATAGTCGATTACACCGAAGTAAAAAGATTTGATATGTCGGATGTTGAGGGATTCACAACGGGCTTTGAAGATTTGGACGCTGCGCTCGGCAAGAACTATATGGGTTCTACAACGCTCATAACTGGAATAGCTTCTGCGGGTAAAAGCTCTCTGATATCGACGCTTGTATGCCGATCTATAGAGCAGGGTTATCCTTGTTTTATATACAGCGGAGAGCTCTCAAACCCGTCGTTGAAAAACTGGATTGACTTTGTTCACGCAGGACAGCGGGGGCTTGAAGAAGTGCAGGGCGAACACGGCAAGTATTACAGAATCAAGTCTGATGTGTACAGAAAAATCAATTCCTATTATCGCGGACAGCTTTACTTCTACAAAGATTCGTTCTCGCATAAGACTGAAGACCTCCTCGCGACGGCGGAGAGTGCGGTAAGAAGGCTTGGAGTAAAAACGGTATTCTTCGACAATCTCACATCTGTGGATCTGTCGTGCGACGATAACTCAAAGTGGACTAAGCAGGAAGATTTTATAAGACAAATCATTGACTTTGCGAAACGATGGAATGTAGCTTGCTTTGTGGTTATTCACCCGAAGAAAATGGAGCAGGTACGCAAGATGAGCATCTTTGACCTACAGGGCGTTGCTGCCGCTGCCAACCTTGCACAGCGTGTTATATCGCTGTACCGAGTATCACCTAAAGATAAAAAGGGTGTTGTTGGTAGAAACGGCAAGTTTATTACGCCGCCCATGAAAGGCAGTGTTGTCCTTGAAGTTCTCAAAGACCGATATGGTAGTGCGAACAACAAGGAATTTGCTCTGTACTACGACAACCCGAGTAAGAGATTCTACACAACGCCGCAGAATCTTGCTCATGCTTATGGGTGGGAAGTCGCCGACGGCGTGACAAGTGCGGAGTTGCCTTACGGCACTCCTGCTTATGACGAAGATATGGACGAGGAGGTGTTTGGTTGACAGACAACTTAGTAATTTATCATCTACATAGTGATAACAGTCTGCTGGACAGTTGCACAGGCTACAAGCTGTATATCGACAGAGCCGCTGAACTTGGACAACCAGCTATAGCGTTCAGCGAACACGGAAAACCACTCAACTGGGTCAAGAAAAAGATGTATTGTGACGAAAAAGGAATTAAATACATTCACGGCGTTGAGATATACCTCACTGAAAGCCTTAATGAAAAGGTCAGAGATAACTACCATACGGTGCTTATAGCTCGAAACGAACAGGGTGTGAAAGAACTCAACCTTGCAGTGTCGAAATCATGCGATAAAGACCACTTTTATTATGTAAATAGATTGAGTTTTGACGAGTTTCTGAAGCTGTCCAACAATATTATCACGACGAGCGCGTGTCTTGCGAGTCCTCTAAATAAGCTTCCCGTAGACCATCCGATGTACGAGAGTCTTGTTAAGCGATATGACTTCCTTGAGATTCAGGCTCACGATTGTCAGGAGCAGAGAGACTTTAATGTGCATTTGGCAGAGCTTGCGAAGAAGTACAGTAAACCGCTGATAGCAGGAACCGATACTCACTCGCTTGACAAATATAAAGCCGAGTGCCGCAAGATATTGCTTAAATATAAAAACAAGTCCTACGGCGACGAAGATGCATACGACCTTACATATAAGTCCCGTGAAGAGTTGGACGCTGCATTTGCAAAGCAGGGCGTTCTACCTCCCGAGCTTTACAGACAGGCTATGGACAACACGCTTGTAATGGCTGATATGGTAGAGCCGTTCGAGCTTGATACATCTATTAAATATCCGATACTGTACGGGTCGGCTGAAGAGGATAGCCGAATAGAAGCTGAGCGTGTTGACCGAATGTTCAAAGAGAAGCTTGAGACGGGGGTTATACCGCCCGAGCAGGAAGATGCGTTCAGAGCCGCACTGGCTGAAGAAAGAAAAATCTTCGAGAAAGTCGGCATGAACGGCTTTATGCTTTGCGAGAGTGAATTGATATGCTGGTGCAAGGAGCATGGCATTGCCATAGGTCCCGGACGAGGTTCAGTTAGTGGATCGAGAACTGCCTTTGTGACAGATATTACTGACTGCAACCCCGAACAGTGGCATACGGCGTTTGCGAGATTCTGCCATGAAGACAGAGTTGAACCGGCTGATATTGATACCGACTGCATAGATAAGGATAGACCTAAAATCTTCCAGTACATAATTGATAGATTTGGGGCGGAGAAGACGGCGCGAGTGGCTGCCTTTGGAACGCTTCAGGCAAAGGCGACTATTAAAGGAATCGGAAATGCGCTGGCTAAGTATTGGGAAGAGAAAAAGAGTGGAGAACAATTCAAACCGTCCGATAAGTTTTCGCCGGATAACCCGTATTCATTGAGAAACATTGACGGGGTTGTTGAAGAGTTCCTGATGGATGAAGACTTGGCGAAGAAGAATCATCCCGACATTTTCTTCTATTATGACGGGCTTTTAAACACAAAGATATCTCAGTCAATTCATCCTGCGGGTATAGTTATCAGTCCAATAACACTGACGGACAATTATGGTGTTTTTGATAAAGACGGAGAGCGTTGCGCTTTTATCGATATGGAAGAGCTTCATGCCGTCGGAGCAGTTAAATTTGATTTCCTGATACTTAAAAACATTGGAATTATAAATGATGCTTGTAAAATGGCTGGTATTCCATACCCCCATATGAGCGAAATGAACTTTGACGATCAAAGGGTTTGGAATGATATGCTGAGAAGTCCTATAGCTTTGTTCCAGTTTGAAAGCAGTTTCGCCTATAGCCTAATGAAGAGATTCAAACCTAAATCAATATTTGAACTCACGCTGGTTAATGCGGCTCTGCGACCCGGTGGAGCTTCGTACAGAGATAAGCTTGTTGGGCGTATACCGAACAAAAACCCCAGTGAAGAAATAGATACTCTTTTAAAAAATAACCTCGGGTATTTGGTCTATCAAGAGGATGTCATGAATTTCCTTACGCAAATATGCGGTATGTCCGGAGGCGAGAGCGACCGAATAAGAAAGATGATAACCAAAAAGAAAGTTGATGAGATAGAAGCCATAACCCCGAAAATTCTGGACGGGTATTGCAATCACTCGGATAAGCCCAGAGCGGAAGCCGAAGAAGAAGCAATGGAGTTCATGAAAGTTATTAAAGATGCGGGGTCTTATGCGTTCAATTTCAACCACTCTGTGAGCTATAGCTTGGTATCATACCTCTGTGCATATCTTCGTTGCTATTATCCTTGCGAGTTTATCACAGCATATCTTAACAACGCCGCTAATGAAGATGATGTTATTAATGGCACTACGCTTGCCGCTGAATATGGATTTAAGGTAACACCTCCTCGTTTCGGCGCGTCGAGAGATGTCTTCTATTTTAACAAGGAGAAAAAAGAAATAGCAAAGGGGGTGACGAGTGTTAAGTATATGTCCGCTGCTCTTGCAAATGAGCTGTATGACATATACGACGAGGTAAAAGGAAAATCGTTTATGGAGGTTCTTAAGGCTCTCTCGAAGACCTCTATTGATACGCGACAGCTCGATATCCTAATTAAAATTGGCTATTTTGAAGAGTTTGGAAATATGGGAGAGCTGCTGAAGCTTGTACAGGTGTACTCGTTCTTTAAGAACGGAACTGCAAAATCTGTTAGCAAGTCCAAGGTTGTAGGTTTCCTTACGGATATCATCTCAGATTATGCGACGGATAAGGGTGTCAAGGGAAACGAGCTTAAGTCCTATACAATAACCGACATGGACGGGCTTTTAGCCGCTTGTGAAGAACAAAGTAAAAAGTCGAATATTCCCGACTTAACCCTTAAGGTTAAGATACAAAACAGCATTGACTATCTCGGATATGTTGGTATTCAGACCGGACTGCCCGAAGACCGTCGTAAACTTCTAATAACAGAAGTATTCCCTATGCGTGGGCAGAACGGTGTGCCGTGGGGATATAAAGTGAATACGCAGAGTCTGGGTACAGGTAAGCAATCGTCGTTGACGATACCGGCGAGAATATATGCCGAGAATCGGGTAGCAAAGGGCGATATTGTTTACGCCGACAACTGCTATAAGAACCCGAAAGGATATTGGTATCTTAATTCCTATAGAAAGATATGAGGTGACGACTATGAACGAAACTTATACAAAGCTCAGAGACTTTGCACAAAAACGCCTTGACGACAGTTGCGAAAACGACTGTAACAACGATATCAGATATTGGGTCGGCTATCTTGTCGGATTGAACGCGCTGTATAAGGAATATAGACAGGAGATTGACTGGTCGGAGGTAGACGAATGAGTGATTATATTGACCGCAATGAACTAATAAAACATATTAAAGATTTGCCGACGTGGTGGGGAGACGACTCTGTGGGATGTGCGTTTTACCTAACAAGAGCAATAACAAGTATTGAGAACGCTCCTGCCGCAGATGTACAAGAAATTAAACACGGCGAATGGATTGAGGATGGCTATTGCGATATTCCTTGTGTATGTTCATGTTGCGGAGCGGAAGCGCAATATACAAGCACCTTTAAAGAAACATTTGACTATGACTGGGAAGAAAACTTATGCCCTACAGGGTACGAAGAAATAAGAGAATATATTAAAACACCGTTTTGCTCTAACTGCGGCGCAAAAATGGACGGAGGGAATTGAATGAAGATTGTAAATACGCATACTGGAAAAATTTATATTGATCCCGAACGCAAGTTGGAGTTCCTTACGGTCGGTGATTACGGAAAAGAGAACAACATTAAGGCTAATTTTTTGGGCTTATATAAAGAAATTAACGGCGTCGAAAACACCGAGGTTGATTTATCTAAAAAGTGGGTAGCTACTATCAGTACACAAAAAGGTTGTCCTATGAGATGTAAATTTTGCGATTGTCCGCAGTTTGGCTATCACGGGGACGCGACTATAGATGATTTAGTTTACGAAGTTCAGACAATTCTTCAGAACGAAGTCGTAACTAAGACAGATAGATTTAATGTACATTTTGCAAGAATGGGCGAGCCAACACTTAATTTTGCTGTGCTTGATTTTGCAGATAATATCCTAAAGCCGCTCGTGGGGCAATATATTAACGCAAAAACAATCCACCCAGTAGTCTCTACTATGCTCCCAAAGTCTAATAAACGACTGGAAGAGTTTATTTTAAGATGGTGCGATATTAAAAATGAAAGATATAACGGAGAAGCGGGGCTTCAGTTTGGCATTAACAGCACTGACGACGAACAGAGGAATAATCAATTTAGCGGAATGAGTTTGAACCTTGATGAAATTTCTATGCTTGCAGCGAAACTCCCTGTACCCAAGGGTAGAAAATATACATTAAATTTTGCCGTTACTGCTGATACAGTTCTTGACGCAAAACGACTTTCTATGCTATTCGACAAGAATAAGTTTATTGTTAAAATAACGCCCATTCATGAAACAAAATCTGCGATAACGAACGGTTTTGACGTTACGACTTCTTACACCGATTACGATGTATACAGGAAGTTTGAACAGCCGTTGGTTGCCGAGGGGTGGAATGTTATTGTTTTTGTGCCGAGCAAAGAAGAGGATGGCGATAGAATCACTTGTGGAAACGCTTTGATTTCTGCGATGACCCAAAATCGATAAAAAGGGAGACTGGGCTATGGCAGACATTAATGTGGTAAAAGAAAGGGTAATTGAAGAATTAAAAAAGCAGGGTATAGATGTGTACTTCATCGACTTCTATGTTGACGACGGCGGCGAGCCGTATTTTGTTTACACCTTCGACGAGTTGATGATAGAAGAAGCGACTGAGTATTATAAAAACAATTGGATAATCGAAGGTGCGTTTGACGATTGGTCTTTTTGGTATGCAGATGAACCGGACGATTGGCTTGTCGCAGATATATGTGACACAATCAAACGCAGAATAGGAGGCGAAGAATAATGCGTGAGATACTTTTTCGCGGCAAGCGAACAGATAACGGCGAGTGGGTTGAGGGATATTATTATAAAGCTAAATATTGCAGAACTGATGACAAGCTTTGTGACTATATTACTATTCCGTACATGGAACAATGCAACTTGCCGAATTCGCACTATATTGTAAACCCTGAAACCGTAGGACAGTGCATAGGTCTGAAAGATAGAAACGGTATAAATATTTTTGAGGGCGATATAGTAAAGAGAGTTTGGCTCGGCAAAATGAGCATTTATCAAATTGTCTATGACAACGGTCTCGCGAGTTTTATCGGGCAAGCGGGCATAAAATTTACAACATTTGATTATGATTCAACCGAATTTGAGGTTGTCGGCAATATCTACGATAATAAGTTGGAGGGTTTTAACAATGGCTGAATACATAGAGCGTGAGGCAGTGATTGATAAAATTGACGACACAACTTGGTATCACATAAGTTGTCAAAAAAATTTAGTTGAAGGAGCTGCGTGTGAAGCTGATGCACTTTATAAAGCCACAGACATTTACAATGTTATAAAGTCAGCACCAATCGCCGATGTGGTTGAGGTTGTCAGATGTAAGGACTGTAAGTATTGGCAAGACAACAACGATAGATACCCTCATCAAGAGTGCCGATGGGGTAATTATGAAACTCCTGACCCTGATGATTATTGCAGTTACGGAGAATTGAAGGAGGGTGACGATAAATGACACCCGAAGAAGCAATCAAAACGATTCAGGTTGCTATCGCTGAGGTTGAATGGGAATATCCGATGAATTATTCAGTAGCGTTTGAAACGGCGATTAAAGCCCTCGAAAAGCAGATACCAAAGAAGCCGATATGCGAAGTGTATTATTACCTATGCCCTTGTTGCCAAGGTGACTTGGGTGTTTCGGATGATGATATTTTCATCTATGAACTTCCGATGCCTAAATATTGCAGTAATTGCGGATGTGCGCTTGACTGGTCGGAGGTAAAAAATGAGCGATTATATTGATCGTGTTGCACTCGGAATAGGCTTGTGTAACCGAGATGTTTTTGAGAACAAAGGTTATGCGGACGGCTGGAACACCGCCATTAAAATTTTACAAGAAGCTCCTGCTGCTGATGTACAAGAGATTAAACATAGCGAATGGAAGCTGTGCTATGAAGATTGGCGAAGGCAAATCGCGGGTGATGAGTGCTCCGCTTGTGGGTTCCAGCATTACGGAGCGTGTATATCGCACTATCATTACTGTCCGAACTGCGGCGCAAAAATGGACGGAGGTAAAAACAATGCGTGAGATACTTTTCCGTGGCAAAGGCGATAAAAAATATAATGATGGTATGTGGTATTTCGGTGTGCCTATTCGCTGTTATGACGGCGACTGGCAGATTTGCACCAATGATAGCAAAAGGACGGTAATACCTGAAACGATAGGACAGTACACAGGTCTCAAAGATAAAAACGGCACAAAGATTTTTGAGGGCGATATGGTTATGTTTCCAATTTCAGATGAGCAACATACAAAGTGTGATTATGGAACAGTCATCGGTAATATCCACGATAATAAGTTGGAGGATTTTTAAAATGGACTATAGCGATTGTTTAGGATATCAGCTTGGATTTTGTCGGTTTAGGTGTACCAAACCTGAAAGCTGTGATAATTTCAAAAGCAAATCGAAGTTAATCGTGTTGCCGTGTAGCGTTGGAGACACAGTTTGGTATATCACAGGAATAAGACACAATCTAATTAAGCCGGCAAAAATAGAAGAAATTATTATAGGCAAAGACGGCATAAAAGACTTATATGTGCAGGGTGATAGTTGCAGTTTTGAAAACTCGTTTGATATTTTTTATACTACCGAAGAAGAGGCACAAAGAGCTCTTAAAGGAGGCAACAAGGAGGTAACGGATAATGGCTGATGCAGACAGATGTGTTTGCTGCGGAGAAATAGTTCCCGAAGGTCGGCAGATATGCCCGTCGTGTACGGCGGCATACATAATGACGAGAGATATGGGTAACGGAAGGAATCCCGACAGAATAGACGGCTTTCTTGAAACGCTTGGTCGGGCGTGGAAGAGGGTTCCCGATTGGAGGTTCTTTCAGCTGATATGCAACATCCAAAGAGCAATGCACTCTGATGGATTTTATTTAGAGGACGGTGACTCCGAGCAGTTTATTAAGGAGATGTTTAAGTGAAAAAAGAGTTTAATGAGTGCGTCGGATGTCCGCCCGAACTTGGGTGCATCGGTGACTCGTGTCCACATAGGCGTGTTACTCGATACTTCTGCGACAAGTGCGGTGAAGAGGAGACACTTTATTATGTGGACGGCGACGAACTGTGTGCAGAGTGTGTGCTGGACGGGCTTGATATTGTCGAGGGTTCGGACGAATAGAGAGGAGAGGTTCAATGATAAAAATTGAGAATGTTGTAGCACCTTCTACTGAACAGTGGGAGGCGATTATTAGGGGCTGTCGAAATCCAATGAATAGCTGGAATAAGAGTGACAGCTATTATCCCGAAGAGTATCGTTACGGTGATCTTCCCAGTGATGCTGTTGATATCGGCGACAACGACCTTAATCTTATGAAGCGTCTTTGTAGCGCGGGTACAGACCATCGCAAGTTTATGAGAATGATTACGGTGTATGTGGACATTATTGCTCCTTTGTATTTTTGGAAAGAATTTTCGACTTACAAGGTGGGTACGGTTGCCAATTCCTGTTCTACCATGCACAAGATTCATGCGAAGGAATTTACGCTGGAAGATTTTTCACACGAACACCTATTGAGTGGAAAGGGGTTTAAGCTTGTTTATGATGATTGTAATCCAGATAGAGAAGTTGACTTTCACCTTAAAATGGCAAGTCACCAACTTCTTGAACTAATCATTAATACATTAAATTATTACCGTAAGATATTTCTCGAAACCAAAGACAAAAAATACTGGTGGCAACTTATTCAGTTGCTTCCATCCTCCTATAACCAGCGCCGCACTGTAATGTTGAATTATGAAGTGCTTGCCAACATTTATAAGTCTCGAAAAGGGCATCGTTTGGACGAATGGAAGACCATGCTCGATTGGATCGAAACCCTTCCGTATTCAGACTTGATCACAGGAGGTAAATAATTTGTGGAAAAGATATTCTGAAAAATATGAGGCGTCTACTGATGGTCATATAAGAAACACCAAGACAAAGAGAGTCCTTCATGAGTTTCCCGGAAAAGATCGATACTTGAGGACTCAATTTGACGGAAAAACGAGATTAGTTCATCGAGTTATAGCGAAGACGTTCATTCCAAACCCAAATATTTTACCAGAGGTTAATCATAAAGATGGCGATAAGTCAAATAATTCAGTTGATAACTTGGAGTGGTGCACCAGAAGCGATAATCTCAAACACGCGTATACACATGGACTTAGAACCGCCAAGGGAACAAATAACGCTCGTTGTAAGTTGAGTGCTGATAATGTCGCTTATATCAAGAATAATTATATTCGAGGTGATAGACAATACGGCGCAAAGGCTTTGGCTTCTAAGTTTAATGTCGCACCCCAAACCGTTTGCGCTGTTATTTCTGGACAAAATTGGAAAGGAGAAAAATGATGAAAGTATCTGAAATTTGCAGAATTGTGAATGATTGTGATAGACTTCATGATATTTTGCGCCAAAAAGAGCATAAGCTAATTAGCTCAGAAATTCAGGAAATTCGCGATTTGTTATGGGGTTACAGAGAAGAACTTATGAAGAAAGAAGTTAAATAAGGAAAGAAGAAAAATGCTGAAAGCCATATGTGATATTTGTGGAATAAGACCTGCTGATAACCATTTTAAGGTTAAAAAAGAGATAGAAACTGCATTTATTGATATGGGAATCGTATTTCCAAAAAAAGGAATGGATTAATGTTGATATTTGTAAAGAGTGTTATCAGAAACTACTTTTCAAATCATCAGTAAAGGAGAAAGTAAATGATAAATATGACAATTGCTGAGCTGAAGAGGCTCATATCAGATCTTCCTGATAATATGCCGGTAATTATACCAGTTTGGGAGATGCGCTACGATAATGCAAGCAATAGTCTTGTTCATAATGCGGGCGAGGACGAGGAGGACTAATATGGACGCAGTAGATTACCTTAAGACAAGGGAGCGAATGTGCGGAAAGTCATCTGGTTGCTCCATGTGTCCGCTTGCTATGGGCGAACCCTTTGGCTGTGAGACCGTTGAATCCCAGCGTCCCGAAGAGGCTGTCGAGATAGTTGAAAAATGGAGCGTAGAACACCCGGTAGAGACATACATGAGTGACTTCCTCAAGAAGTTCCCGAACGCGATACTTAACAATGATGGCTATCCCTCTGATTGCGTGAGATACCTTTACGGCAACGACCATACTCCACTCGGCGACCGTGGGTGCGCTGGTGTTTCTTGCTCAACTTGTTGGAATAGACCTATAAAGAAAGAGAAGTGTAGATATTATAAGGCTGAACACGGAGCAAAAGTGTGCATCGGTCAAAAGGGTGAGCCGTCGTGTAAGTGTGGCGGCGACGTGAATTGCTGTGAGAGAGACTAAAAGGAGAAGATAAATGGGTTATTACTTTAACAGAGAAGATATTTTAAATGGCGCAAAAGACTGCGTTTGCAGGAGCAGGGAGGCGGAATACAGCTCGCCTGAGAACAGCTTTACCGCGATAGCAAATTTGTGGACGAGCTATCTCGATGCGGCGTTCCCGGACGAAAAGGTTTTGCTGACCTGCAAGGATGTCGCCGCCATGATGGTGCTTTTTAAAATGGCAAGGGTGGCGACCGGTAGAGGCAAGGCTGATAACTGGATAGACGCGGCGGGGTATGCGGCGTGTGGTGGTGAGACCGAGAAGATAATTCGACCCGACACAGAAGTCTCGAAGGACACTGACTGTGGGATGGTTGTATGAGAAAGAAAGAGCTAAAACGGGAGCTAAATTCTCTACGCACCGACCTCGAAGCCGCTAAGAGCAATGCTGATTTTTGGAAGGGATATACAAAATTCAATCAAGAAAAATTAGAAGATAACAAACAACTCCGTGAGGAGAACTTAAGACTAAACAAGCTGCTCGTAGAGGTAACAAGTGACCTTAACGCACTTCGCCGAAGTAGTGGATTCGCTCATGCTTACTGCGCTTACGATGAGTGGTTAGACAAAGAATACTGTGACCGTTGCAGAGAGAACGGGTATAACGATTGGAAATGGAGAGGAGTTTTAAAAAATGAAGAGAATCATTGACGAGATATTTGACTGGCTTACAGCGATAGATGAGGCGATAGAAATAACTGCCAAAGATGAGGCTCATAGCGACCACAAGGGTGACGAGCCACAGATACATACGTGTCCCGCAGACTGCAAGGGAGTACCCAACGCCAACTGGCACTCAATAGAAACTGTCAGCGACCTACCTGAGTACAGCGGAAAGTTCGTCGTAACGACTGAGGAGTTCTTCTATTCAATTAACTGTATACACTCAAGACCCCGCAACGAGAGAGCGACCGTTACAGCGTGGTACGACGCCGACTCGATGACTTGGGAGATTGACGGCGTGGACGAACCTATAGACGCAGTTGAGGGTGGAAGTGTTGACGGTGTGCTCACCTTTGTGGTGGCATGGCAGATACTTCCTGAGCCTTACGAGGAGGACTGATAGGATGATTAATATTCTTAGAAATGGAGCAAGTAAAACACTTGAGTTTAAGTGTTCGACCTGCGGGTGCGTTTTCGAAGCAGACATAAATAGCTATGTTCTGACGGGAGAGGAGATTGTTCGTGAGTCATACGACGGGGCGCACAAAGTTGTTGTGTATGCACCCTATACAATGTCAAAATGCCCGTGCTGCGGACGAGTAGCATACGAGGCTTAACTTATATATACGGAGGTTTACAAAACATGAAAGTAATACTGTATACCACGCATTGCCCTAAATGCAATGTACTGACGACCAAACTGAAATCGAAGGGAGTGGACTACGAAGAAATTACCGATGTGGATGTTATGAGAGACAAGGGTTTTATGTCAGCTCCTATGCTTGAGGTTGACGGAAAGATAATGACTTTCGTCGAAGCAATTAAATGGGTTAACGAGGTGATGTGATATATGAAGTTCAATATAGATAGTCTCGATAGAAGTTTTGTAATTGAATATAATCGTCTGCAAAATGCTTACCCAGAGAGGCTGAGCGAGCTCAATGGGTTTGGAGATAAACAGCTCAACTATACCGATTTTATCGACAATTTTGTTGATAAGCAAACCATAGCAGACGCGAGTATAGATGGCAACGCGAATGTTGCACACAAGGATATTGTTTCACTCATAAACGAAATGTCAAAGCCCCATTCAAAACTTTTGGCGTTCAACAAGATATTTCATGAGCTGACTAAGAAGTATGGACACGAGGATGCCACTGAGTGGCTGAAGGGTGAGTGGGATGGACACTTTTATCTGCACGACGCTCATAGCTCGTCTTGGGTTCCGTATTGCTTCGCTTATGATATAGACGAACTGGTGAAGCGCGGACTCTATTTCATAGATAACTTTAATGCGGCTCCGCCTCAGCACCTCAATACATATACTGATTTTGTCAGCGAATTTGTGTCGTGGACGTGCAATAGGTCTTCAGGCGCGGTTGGGCTTCCGAGTTTTCTCGTTTATTCGTATTACTTCTGGAAGAAAGATTGCGACGAAGGTTACTTTGTAAAGTCTCCCGAATATTACAGAGACCAGTCTTTTCAGGAGATAATCTATCGACTTAATCAGCCCTATCTGAGGGGCGGAATCCAGTCGGCTTTTACCAACTTCTCAATATTTGATAAGCCATATCTTGAAGCGCTCTTCGGCGGTAAAGAGTTCCCCGACGGCACATTCATTATAGATTATATCGACGAGATTAAAGAATATCAGAAGGCGTTTATGAAAGTGCTCTCAGATACAAGAAGAGAGAACCTTATGACGTTTCCGGTCGTTTCGTTTGCTCTTCTCAGACAGAACGGCAAGTTCGTAGATGAGGATTTTGCAAAGTGGTGTTGCCGTCATAACATGAAGTGGGCGGATAGTAACATTTTCGTATCAGAGGATGTTACAAGCTTGAGTAACTGCTGTTTTGCTGGGTCACAGAAAGTTCTTGCGAGATCAAGCACTGGAGGAGCAGCTCTTACCTCATTTAAAGAGCTCTGTGATGCCAGATATACTGACGCTCGCAGAAATTTAGTTATATTCCACAACGGTAATTGGCGTAAAGGCAAAGCAATTAAGCTTCCTGCAAGACCGCTTTATAAAGTCACAACAGTAAACAACAAAGAGTTAATTATCACTGATAATCATATAACGCCTACGCTCAGAGGTGATATTAAGACGACCGATCTCACCACTGATGATTATATACTGTTCAACACAAAAGCTCTTAACGCTCCGCATGAGACAGATAAGCACCTCACATACGAGCAGGGGTATATGATTGGTATGTATCTTGGCGATGGTAGTATGTCCGGCGAAGACGCTACAAATAAAAGCACGACAATCTGCCTGTCTCTAAATAAAGAGAAATACGAGTCATCAATAAAAGAACTCGATATAGCCGCGAAAGAAATCGGTGACGCTCAAGTTAGATTGGGCAAGATTTATAATAATGTTTACCCTATAACTATAATAAGTAACAAAGTGGCAGAATTTATAAGAGAGTATGTTGGAGGCAAATACTGTTACGAAAAAACTCTAAATATGAATGTTCTCTTGCAGTCAATAGAGTTTAGAAGAGGTATTCTTGATGGCTACTATGTGACCGACGGTGGCAACAGCAATCGTATATACAGCACCTCAAAAGAGCTGATTGACAACATAGAAGCACTTTGCACTTCTCTTGGTTTTAACACTATTGTTAATGTGTCTGATAGAACAGGAGAGGGAGCTGTGGTTATTCGCGGTGAAGAGTTTAATCGTAATTATCCTCTGTATTGTATTCGTTGGTATGAGACTTATAAGAGGGCAAGTAAGGATATCTACAAATGGAATAACAACTCCGTTTATTTTAAGGTGAAGTCAATAGAGCCCATAAATACCGATGATGAGTTCTGCTACTGCTTTGAGATGAGTGACGAGGATGAGCCCTATTTCACCTTACCGAACGGTATAATCACACATAACTGCCGTCTTAAAAGCAACATAAAGGAGCTTGGCTACTTCAACAGCATCGGCGGGTCGGCGCTTGAGGTTGGATCTATTAAGGTAAATACAATAAACCTTGCCCGTCTTGCCTACGAGACAACCTCAAAGGAAGAGTATCTTGAAGCTCTTAAGGGTCGAGTAATTACCTGTGCAAAAACTCTTGATGTTATTAGAGATATTATGAAGCGAAACACAGAAAAGGGGCTGCTTCCCAACTACGCGCTTGGTATTATCAACATGAAGTCGCAGTACAACACCGTTGGCATTATTGGTGTGTACGAAGCGTTGCAGAAGTTTGGCTACACCTATCACGACGAGTTCGGCAATACATATTATAAAGACGAGGGCGTAGAGTTCGCCAAGAAGATACTCGCGACAATCACCGAGATTAAAGACGAGTTCGTCAAGGACAAGGACTACATGATGAACATCGAACAGGTTCCCGGAGAGAGAGCTGCGGCTGTTCTTATGGAAAAAGACAAGCTGTTCTTTCCCGATGAGAAATACGACCTTCCTCTGTACGGTAACCAGTGGATCCCGCTCGGCATAAAGACAACCATAGCTGAAAAGGTTAGAGTGAGTGCTATTCTTGACAAGGCTTGCTCAGGCGGCAGTATAGTACATATTAACATCAGTTCTCCATTCAACAGTTTCGATGAAGCTTGGTATATGATGAACTATGTGGCGGATGCGGGTGTTAATTACTTCGCCTTTAATCTTCGTATATCGGCTTGTGACAACAATCATGGATTCTTCGGAGATACTTGTCCCGAGTGTGGACACCCCGTTGAGACAACATATCAGCGTATAGTCGGCTTCCTTACGCCTACTAAGACCTATTCTGAGGCTCGTAAGAAAGAGTTCGCTATGCGCGACTGGTTCGACCTTAACAATATAGGAGAACTTTAATGCGAGTAAAAGCAATCGAAGTAGAGGCGTTTGGGGACTATAAATATCCTGCAATGCTTATAGGCGCTAACGGTTGCGACTGGAAATGCGAGAGAGATTGCGGGGAGAAGCTGTGTCAAAACTCTTCCCTCGCAACTTCTCCCACTATCGAGGTTGCTCCGTATAGACTGTTTGAGCTTTATCAGTCGAGCACTGTGACGAGAGCAATTGTGTTTGGCGGGTTGGAACCCATGCTTCAAATAGAAGAGGTTCTTGAAGTTATTGATTATTTTCGTCAGCGCACAGACGACCCCATCATAATTTACACGGGATATACGTCCGATGAAATTGAACCTAAACTAAACAAGCTCAGACGATACAAAAACATTATCGTAAAATTCGGGCGGTTTATCCCAAACCAAGAGCCCCACAGAGACGATGTTCTTGGGGTAATGTTGGCAAGCAACAACCAGTATGCGAAAAAGATAAGCTAAGGAGGTAATATGGAAGATAAACTTACTATTAAGTTTGAATTAAAGGATGAGAACGGCTTCACCTACACGTCGTCGTCGGAGTTTCAAGTGTACAGTGAACTCGGCGAAAAGATTGTTGACCTGATAGGGCAGTATCTTAACACGTTTCTTGTGCAGTGTGGTTATCCGAGACGAGACAATATTTTTATGGAGTCTCTTACAGACGACGAGCTTGAGGCGGTAGCTTACTTTCTTGAGGATTATAGACTGGCTAAGAAGAATAAGGAGAAGAATAATGGAGAAGATTAAAATAAAGTATCATGACGCGAATATGGAGCGTCTTCAGAAAATATCACAGGGTGACTGGATAGATCTCAGAGCTGCTGAAACTGTAGAACTTAAGAGGGGAGAGTTTAAGATTATATCCCTCGGCGTATCTATGAAGCTTCCCGACGGTTACGAGGCTCATGTTGTACCGAGAAGCAGTACATACAAGAACTTCAAGGTCATACAGGCTAACAGCATGGGAATTATAGATAACAGCTACAGCGGTGACAACGATGTGTGGATGTTCCCTGCGATAGCTCTTGAAGATACAAAAATTGAAAAGGGCGATAGAATATGCCAGTTCCGCATAGTGAAGTCTATGCCTAAAGTGCGTCTCGACGAAGTAGACCATCTCGACGACCAGTCCAGAGGCGGGTTCGGTTCTACGGGAGTGAAGTGATGAAGAATAACAAGCTTTTGTTTTATGTCTTGTCGTTCACTTGGGGTTTGCCTATGACGCTTGTCGGCGTGGTCGCCGCCGCAGTTATGCTGTTGCTCTTCAGGAAGCCGGAGCTGTGTGGCTATTGTATAAGGTTTAGGATTGGCAACGGCTGGGGTGGCGTGTCGCTTGGACTAACGATAATTACAGACAACCAGTCAGAGAGCGAGATTACATACCACGAACACGGTCACGCAATTCAGAACACGCTCTACGGTTTCTTTATGCCGATTCTCGTATGTATTCCTTCGATGATACGATATTGGCACAGAGAATACCTTGTGCGGATAAAAGGGTATAGATATAGCTCTTTACCCGCTTACGACGACGCATGGTATGAGGGACAGGCGACCAGATGGGGCACAGAATTTATGGCAAATCTCGGACGGTAATCTTAGGTTTGTTGAGGCTGGCATAAAGAAACTGCGAGGACGAATATAATAAAGATATTCTGTCAACAAAAATTATTGATTGCGTTTTTATAAAAAAGGAGGCGAATTATGTTGAAAAATAAGAAAGATGATGATATAATCTACCATAGACTAAGGTGGGATTATATGAACAACAACGTATTAGTAAGCACTGCTATGTTGAGTGCGTTTTGGGAAAAGGAACGTAAGGACACATTTGACTTGCTGTCTCCTTTTGTAGAATATTCTATAGCCAAAACGACAAATGTTGGGGAGCTTCTGCAAATACAGGATTTGCAGAACTATCTTAAAACTGAATTTGGGTATGAAGAAATTCCTATAAACACCATAACTTTAATACTCAACAGGCTCTCTCCAAAAATTCTTAAACGCGAAAACAAGCAATATCGGTTGATGGAATCGCTCGATTCAAAGATAGATAAATTTGAGAGTGAGAGAGTTAGGTATAAAGAGCGGGCGGAAAAGGTGGCTTCAGTTTTAACTGATTACTTAAACGCCCGTTTGTCCGCTAAATTTAATCGAGAAAAAGCGCTAAATGCTCTAATCGATTTCTTTGCGATAAATGGTATGTATGTTATTAGCGATATAACTGCTTTGGAATTACTAAAAAGTAAAGACAACGAACTTATGTACTGTATAGCTCAATTTGTTGTAAATGAATATGAGCAGGATTCCTTAGTGTTCCATTATATTGTTAGTATGGTAAAGGGCTTCTTCGTCTCGACCGCTATATCATTACAGCCACAAAATGCGGATGTTACTAAGTCGAAATTTAAAGAGCTTAAGTGCTATGTGGACACCCCGGTAATTATAAGCGCTCTTGGTATGACCACTGAAACAGAAGCCGCTGCCGCTAAGGAACTACTGACTATGTTGCGAGAAAAAGGCGCGAAGCTATATTGCTTTAGGCACACATACCGGGAGATTGACTCCATTCTTGAGGCGTACAAATACTCACTTAAATACGGCACTTTATCTAATCACACATTAGAAAGCTGGGACGAGAAGGAATATACAGTATCTGATGTTGAAAGACAGCAAAGCTTATTAAAAAACAAGATTAAATCTATTGGTATTGATATTGTCGAAGCGCCAGATTGTACGAAAAATACCGACAAATATCCATTGGATTATATTGATTTTAAGAGTTATATAGGTGAGAAAATTAGTTACGCAAAAGAGGATGCTCTTGACAGAGATATTAAGAGTATTGCCTCTATATTGTTGATGAGAGATGGCTGTAGTTCCGATTGTATTGAGGAGTGCAGGTTTATTTTTGTCACTTCTAATATTAGTCTTGTTAAACGCTCTAATGAATATTTGATTAAATCTAACATTGTTAGAGGCGACAGCGTTATGCCAATAAATACGGATATAGAACTGTCATCCATTGTCTGGCTAAAGTGCTATGCCTCCCATGAGGACTACCCAAGAAATAAACTGATAGAATATGCTTTTGCCGCATTAGAACCGACTGAGGAAATACTTAATGTATTTCGAGACAAGGTTGATAAAATACGGGCTGATGGCGGCATTACCGAAGAAGAGGCTGCTATTATAAAAACCGACCACTTTAGTCGCCGTAAACTCGCCGAAACGGCGCGGGGTAATCCGAGACGTGTTGATGAAAACACTGTATATGAAATTAAGGCGGAGCTTAAAGATCGCCTTGTTGGTGCTGTTAGGAGGGAAAAAGATGCAGAGATAGAGGAGTATCGGGTTAGAGAAGAACTTATGTTAAAAGACCATCAAAGAGTCTCAAAAGATTATCAAAAAAAATCTGAAGAATGTATGAAGATATCCGAGGAGAAGAAAAAGTTTGAAGATCGTACAAGAGATTGTATAATTAGAAGCGTTAAAGCGCACGGTAAAAAGGTCGAGAAGCGCACACGCATAGTATGTAAAATCTTGTTCTATACTCTTTTGGCGGCTTTTATTGTTGTATCTATCGTCGCGGACGTTATCAATAGCGGTGGCAACGTTTGTAACGGGTTTGTCGTGTTTTCGCTCATTTTGGGTACTTTAGCAGCTATTGACGGGGCTATATCTAAACTCAATTATGTTTCTCGGATTGCGAACAAAATAGCTTATAAAGCATCTGCTAAAGCGATGGACAAAGAAAAAGAGAAGAGTAAGCAGGAATTTAACGACGTAATAAATTTTGATGATTTTATCACAAAATAGAGAACAGCGGTTGACTTCCTTTATTGATGCGGTATAATTCCAGTTGAGAACCTCTCGGTTCCTATACACCTATTTAAGAGCGGTTTTGCTTAGGCGAAACCGCTCTTGTCCTATAAAAGGTATTGACAATATATTTCTATAAGTTATAATTAACCTGTAGATAAAACAAACGGTAAGGAGGAGCTTTATGACTTTAGAGAAGTATTTTGAAAAGACCGGCAAAATTTATGGCGTTTCAAGTAAGTTCGATTTCGGTGAATGGCATCACCGATTAGCCGAGTTTGACAGCTTGGAAGAAGCTTATAAGTGGCTTAACACTGAAGAGGGCGACTTCCGCACAAGAGAGATTGGGTCGAAGGCTCACATTGCTAAGATTGCCGGTATAACCCCTCAAAAGTTAGACGAAGAACTAAAGCCTTATTTTATGAGATAATTTAGGTAAAAAACGCGGGTAGGGATTTCTCCCTACCCGCGTTTTTTTTACTTAGCCTTCTTCGTTCTCGTTTGCGTCTTCGTCAGGTTTTACTTCACTCTGTTCTTTAGCATTGCCCTGAGCATGAAGAAACTTGTCCGCCGCCTGAGCTGCCGCAGTGAAGCTGTTATTCTTCCAGTAGCTGACGACGCCAGTTACGATGGCGAGCACGACACTGACTATTGCGTACAGCTGATTCTCATCAAAACTGATGCCCGCAACGCCAAATGCGCCGAGTGTGAGGTTGACAAGAGAGCCTACCATAAGAATAAGGCGAACCCAAGTACCAACCGACACATTACTAAGATTCTCAATAATGTCTTTGAATTTTTGCATAATCTTACCTCCCGAATATAAATGCGATAAAGGCTGTCATAGCAGCACCGATAAGAGCAGACACAATGGTCTCCCAACGCTTGCTGGGACGGTCTTTTAAATCGTCTATTGCTTGCTGAAGCTTTCCGAGGGTTTCAATAACCGTGTTAAGCTTAGAAGTAACAACGCTCTGAGTTTTATCTATATCGTCAACCTCTTTATCAAGAGTGGTGTACTCTTTTTCAAGCACCTCGACGCGCCTTTTAAGGTTCTTTATCTCTGTCTCTAAGGCGTCCATACTGATTGCCATTACGATACCTCCTTAAGATATTTAACGGCAACCCATGACATGATATCCGAAAGCAGAGCCTCCTTCACGCCACTGTTTGTTTGAATTTTTGAGACCTTGTGTTTTGTGGGCGCGAGCTGAGCTTTAGGCACAGCCTTACCTCTCGTATTAGAGAGTCCGCCGTAAACTGCCCCAGTCTTAATTGTTACTGTGGAGCCTACACCTATTTCTTTTGACGCACTCTTAACCACCGAAAGGTCTACCGCGTACACCCATGAGTTAATCTCCTTAAGCAAAACTTTATTTCCACTCACAGACTTAACTGTGTGTTTACGGAGCTTAACCCATACAGGAATACTCTGTCCTGTGGCATACTTCTTGCCCGCAATCTTAACGACATCTCCCGCCTTTATGGCAGAAGCGGGCTGGGTAGGGGTGGATGGCGTTGTCGGCGTAACAGCTGGCGCACTCGCTGTTCTCTTCTTAAGTTTATATACAGAGGCAACCGCGTCGGCTATTGCAATACCGCACTGTTTCTGCCCAGATGCGTTCTCAACGTGTTTACGATCAGAGGTTGTATCAATAAAAACGGTCTCGACGAGGAGGCTCTGACATTTGACCTCTCTAACGAAACCAAAGTAGTTTGTGTTATTTTGTACCTTAACTTTTGCGCCACGATTCGGAATGCCGAACTTTGTAGCAATACTCTTACTGATTGCACCGGCTATTGTCTTACCAGCGTTGTTGCCTACTTTATGGTAAACCTCAGAGCCCGTGCCGTGTGCGGCGTTAAGATGTATCTCCATAGCAAGGTCATACTTGCCAGCATTTATAGTCTTGATACGACTATAAAGACTCTTGTCTGCGTCGTAATTTATCAGCGTTACATTACAGCCGTACTCACGAAGAGCTGCCGCCGCGTACTTACCGATTTCTCGACCTATCTTAAATTCTTGAAAACCGCCACCACACGCTCCGCTGTCGTAGCCGCCCCTTTCATTTTTACCGTGTCCGATAGACATAGCTATGTTCATATTTAATCCTCTCTTTCTATGCCATCTCAAAATTATTTATCTTTAGGCGCGAATATCTTCCCGTAGACAATAGGTGATTTAACAATAAATTTATCGCTCCCCGCTAAAACCTGTATGGCTATCTCGCCGTCTTTCTTTGTTAAAATAGAAGGAACGATATATGATAAAAACTCGTCATCTACTTTAATATCGCTAACACTTTTTACAGTGTCGCCCACAAGAAAATCTATAGAATAGAAGTCCGCGCCTTGTAAATCTGGTGTGAGTTGAAAAATAAGCTTAGTCGCCTCATTTTCTCCGATATAACCCATATTAAAGCGAGAGCTTCTCCATAAATCAATTATTACTTCTCGCATTAGCTCAATTCCTCAAAATATATTCCGACGAGCTGCGACGGTACATAGTGCAGTATAGTGCCTTGACCGTTGCTGTCGTCGCGTATGCATTTGTAAATTTTGCCACCGTCGAGATAGTACTTGTCCTTGAAATACCTCATGCCAGCCGCCGCTGTAATAGGATTATCAATCGTGCCGTCCTCGCCGACCGTGATAGGCTCCCAGTGTGCAGCCGTATTTTCCGGCAACCATGTCGGATTTGCCGTTATGGCATTGTAGCAGCGATAGAGCCCGCTCGGTCTGCGGACTATACTGCCGACAGCATAATCGACATGCCCGCTCCAAAGCGGATAAAGCTCTGCATACTCCAAAGCTTCTGCGTCCGTAGTGACCTTCGTCAACACGCCGTCTATCTTGTTGCGATAAGCTTTTGCTTCTGCTCGTGTCATGCGTCTGCACCTCCTGTGATTATTTCCAGTGCTTCGGAATCGGATATTTCCTCGTCAGATTTGTCGATTTCCGTCCAGTTGCCTGCACTGTCATTGACCCCGAGATGGACGGTTACAGCGATAACATCGCCTTTTTTCAGTGCCTTGCCATCGTCTGCCGTGAGTATGTTACCGTTTATTGTCATGCCGTTACCACCGTCCATCCCTTATTTGTTGCCACCGCAAGTGTAGCTTCCGGAATTCCTGCCGCTACGGCGGGTGTGCTTTTGAGCGTGATTGTCCGTGCCGTTTCCGATGTGGATATATCCGGCAAGGTGTTAAAAAATGCAAGCACCGCGTCCGCTTCGAGCGCTGTTGCTGTTAGGTTTATATCACCCGGAAAACTCGTCAGGCTCTCTCCACCCACAAAAAGGAGTTTGCGAAGAGAATAGCACGCCATCGTCGGATAAAACGGGTTAGTCCAACCTGTGGTCTCGCTGATGTCGCAGGTCAGCTCTCGAAGATTTGTGCATTGCCGAAAGGTCTCCCACCAGCTTGTCAATTTGACCGTTCCTAAAAAGCTCTTAAGCGTGGTTATGTAGAGCCTTGTAGTTGGTTCACAAACCCCTGACTGTGTTTTGACATATTCAACTGCCTTGAAGCAGTCTGAAATCTTGTTACCAAAGTTGTAAAAATATCGACATCCCATTAAGTTTCCCTGTGTTGTAAATGTATTTGCCGGGTCGTCGTCTTTGCGCAGAATCATATCCACTACACCATCATTTATATAATAGCTTCCCGTTCTTGTATTTGACCAGATACGATACCACCAACCTGTCGTTTCCAACTTGATAACCAGCTGCTTCGTGCCGTCGCTCATCGTGTCGGTGTAGTCGTCGTAATTAAAAATGCGAGTCACAATGTGGTCTCCGGAACCGCCAGTGCCTGTTACTGTCACCGGCTCGTCGTTTTCAAATGCCACAAATTCACCATTGATAACTTTTCCGGCGTACATAGTGCAAGTGCCTTCGCACCTAAACCCAAATGATACTTTGTTAGTGCCGTTTGGAAACAACTTAACAAGGCAATACATCGTCCTGTTTGCAACTTTGTCATAATCCGGTAGTCTAAGCCATTCGGCGGGACGGGTGCCTTGGTACACTTCCCGTGTATCAGGCTGTGGCGCGGAAGAGCCGCCTGTTATAGTGTCAACTGCATCACCAAAGCCCTTAGCGGAGTCCCATGCTATTTGGTCTGCGCTACCTGTCTTGGCACGAATGCGACCGGCTGTGTAAGTCATTGCGGTGTCAAGCGCAGCGGAGTCAACTACTTTGTCAAACGCCATTAGTAACTACCTCCCGTCCACTTCGGCAGGGCGGAAAGCGTGTCCGCGACTATCTCCGCTTTATCTGCCTCAGTCCAGTAGTCAGTGCCTTTGACTGGAGTCTTGCCATTTGTACCATCTTTGCCTTTAAGACCGACATCGGAGCCGTTATATTGAAGTTTGCCGTTCGAGACAGAGAGCTTGTCGAGTGTGTCTTTGTTTTTATGGGTGTGAGATTTGGGAACAAGCTCGTCGAGTGCCGTCTTAACATTTTTGGCATTCGGCAACTGTGTGTTGGTATAACTAACGTCTTCAGCGGTTGACGCACCGCCGCCTATATTCTTACCGTCATAGGTCGGCTTGCCGTCTTTTGACTCGGCGAACTTATCCAAGACAGCCTTATTGCTGTGGCTGTGTTTAGCCGCCATCAGTTGTTCAACTTTTGTCAAGATATCTGTGGGGGCATCAGAAGCTACCTCAGTCGAGTCCAGCAAGCTACTTCCAATATAAGCCTCTACTATCGGAGATTTAATAATGTTTTCTCCGTTGTTTCCTATAACCTGAATACCCATAACGGACTCTATTATAGGCATTAGCGTGATGTCCTGCGGAATGGCATAGTTAATTACGCCGTTACTTGCAGTTACTGTGTTTGACGCGATTACTTTTCCGCAGGTACTAAACTCTATCTTGTAAGAGGTTGCGTCTTTGAGGTCGGGCGATAAAGCGATTATAAGCTTGGTGGCTTTATGCTCGCCAATATATCCTATGTTTACTTTAACAGGACGCTGTAAATCTATATATACTTCTCTCAGATTAAGTCACCATCCTTACTTTTAATTATTAAAATCAAGACGGGCGTCTTGACTACTTGTTCATTTGCAACGAGTAGAACGCTATCAGTTGCAACCCACTCCACCCCGTACTTAGCTTCTACGGCATATGCTCCGTCATTAATCTTGAATTTGAGCGTCCATATATCATAATTTTCAAACTCATCAACAGATAGAACCCTTGAGTCATTTTTCGCCAAAGTGATAGTTTGCGAGCCTATCACAAGTCTGATTTTCTCTGCTGACTTAGGGGCTTTTACTTTATACACACCCGTCGTCGCCGTCTTAGGGCTAACTCCGACGATCTGTATTTTCAGTCGTCCGCCAACAGCTAAACTTTTTGTAAGCAATACAGAACACACACCGTCGGTTGCCGTCGCACCAACAGATGACTCTTTGTTGAAGGCGTCTTTAAAATGAATCGTGTAATTGAATTTCTCCCCGACCATAAAATCGGGGAGTTTTATTTTTAGGTCTGCACTATTGTTTTCGCCATCGTACCCCCACACCACTTCTTGCGTGTTGGGATATTCGGCGTTTATGTAGATTTCACGCAAATAGCATCAATCCTCTTCAATAAAGTCATAGATCGCGGCTATGTCGTCGGGGGAGAGCTCAACGTTATCAAGCTCCGACAAATAAATCTTTGTGTCAGGCGTAGTAGCCTCTATCCCACTAAGCTCTTTAATAGCAGCGGCACACTCATCCGTCTTATCTTCTTGGATTTTGTAGCCGTTACCACTTATGACGGGTTCGCCATTTTCGTCTTTTTCTCCGTACTGTTCAATTATCTGAGAGAGACGCTCTGTGTAAAAATTCGCGTCGTCCTTCAGGAAGTTAGACAGCTTTGAGATTTTGTATGCCGTTTTGGCGGGCATAGCACTATGACTTATTTTATTAAGAGCCGCACGGGCTCTGTAAGCATTTTCTATTGTCATTTATATAAGCTCCTTTTATTCGTGTTGGGTTATACACCTATAATCTTGCGCAGAACAAACTTTTGGGGTGTAGACTGTATGCCGCCAATAGTGGCATCGGCAGTATTTAGCGAGATTCCCAAAACCTCGTTATCCCAAACATATATATATTTAAGTGCTACATATTTAAAGCTTGCACTTCCAGCAAGAAATACCGACACGCCATCTCCATTTCGATTTTTAACGTGTTCTTTAGGAATGAAAGTGTAATTCCAGCAATAATCTTCTGCTTTGTCTGTATACGCACTCCACACAAGAACAATCCCGTTAGGCATAGCTGAAACATTTTGGGCTAAGGAAGCTCTTTGGTCTCCGCCCATAAATGATCCAGAACTCGTCCAAAGCTCAGGGTACGAACCTATTTCTACCCCCTTAACATAAACACCCGATGTCGCTTTCAGAACCCCCGTTTTGATAGCGGGGTTAATCTCCCACAAGGCATTAATTTTATTATAATTAATTTTTCCTGTATTGGCTGTGGTTTCGCCTTCGCAAGTTACATTAAAACCGTTAGGGCAAGAAATTGTTACCCTTCCACCCTTTGCGGTTTTATTACTCGTAAATCCGAGAGATTGAATTACTATATTATTTGTCGCCTGTATACTTAAATAACCTGTACTCTGTAATAATAGATTATTAGCAAAATTACTATCGCTGCTTGTTGCGCCGATTACTATTGTTTCCCCGGCTATAGCTACGCAAGTATCTCCGGAGGTATCTTCATAAAGGACAACTCTGCCATTAGTATCTGAACCATCTGTCTTGGTTAAATAAAGACCAACCTCTGTTTCTCCATCTACCGTTTCACTCTTCAGCCACACGTCGTAGTTAGCGCCCTTAACTCTAACCGTACCCGTGAGCTGCGCGTCACCGGTATCAAGGTTAATATAAGTCTCGCCGTCTTTTGATTTAAGCAGACCCGCAGTTATTTCACCCGCAGAAGCTCTACGAACCTCAAGGTTGTTAACTGCGTACCAACCCGCAGTAACATTAGTCTTAGTAGAAGTGTCTTTGACAAATGTAGCTATAGCAATAGAGAAATTAACCGGAGTAAGTGCGGTGCTTTCAAGGCTTTTAGTGTCAATAGTAACTGTGCTATTGAGCGTCGTATAGCCACCGCTTGAAAGCGGCACTTTATCAGAATATATGTTTTTCTTGCTCTCTACGCCTTGGGCGTTACGCACGGTAACAACAAGAGCAATCTTAACATCCAACGAATTATTGTGATACGCTCGGCTATACACGTTACCTGTAATTCTGAATGAGTCGCCAATCTTACACGGATATGATTTACTGATATAAATGAAGTACGGCGAAGCGGTAGGGTAGGAGATAGGGGTAAGCCAACGCTCATTTATATACGGCTTGTGAGCTGCTTCAGCGGCATACTCGGCGGCGGATTTGAATCCGTACACATCAGCAGTTTCTTCGCTGAGGTTGACATAGTTTGTGTAGTCGCCGACCGCAATAGAGTCTATAGACAAACTGCCAGTAGCTACAATACTGCCATCCAAATACATCTGCCCGTCTTCCACGCCGAATACTTTCTTGCCGTTCGGGTCTTTAATAAGAATATCGCCGTTGTTAATCGCAAGTCCTTTATCATCTATAGTTACGCTGTAGTCTCCGTTTTCTTCAGAACCACCAGCTATAATGAGGTTGTTACCGGCTATAATCTTACCTATAATGACATCTCCGGCTACGCCGTACTTGTAAACATCATTGCCGCTGTCATCTTTGCCGAGATACAGTTTGCCAACAGCCGTTTTAGCTGTCTCCCACCCATCGTCAGTAAAGACTATACAATTGTTAACAATGCGGAGCTGTTCGCCGTCGTATATAGGATTACCCTGTGAATCCGTAAGAAAGATAGGGTTGCCGTCGGCGTCGAGAGCATCCATACCCTGCGCGTCCTTTTGTGTTTTACGCAAGCGACCGAGATATCCGCCGTCGTCTATGATAACTTCTTGATTTTTAGCCGAGAGAGCTTTGTCTTTTGTAAGTATCAGAGCCTCGTCAATCCACTTGGAAGCATCGCTGACCTGCTTAGACATATCTTCGACTATGCCTGTGACATACTGCAAGGTAGCCTTTGACTTTGATACATCGCCGAATACATCATCAAACAACGACCTCGGGTCATACTGATTGTATTTGTTACCAAAGGTTAGAGATATGGTTTTGGACTCAAAATCTATGTCTATAGTGAGCAAGTGCAGTTGCTCAAATTGGTCGTCGTCTACTTCTGCGGTCACTATACAGCCGCTCTCAAGTTGCGAAGTAAATGAGGCAAATTGCTGTGAAAAAATAAACGAACGAGTTGTGACTTCAAACTTTCTGTTGGGTGTTGAAATTTTAGAAAGCTGAGTTTTGGCTCGTTTCATAAGCTCAACACACCAGTCAAATATCTCATCCTGAGACATAATATCCGTCTTAGTGATATTGTCGTCGGTGTAGTCGGCTTGCTTTATATAGGCAGACAACTCACGAAGAAGCTCGTCCGTAAATATGACTTTGCCGTTGACGTCTCTTGCGGTTGTAGACAAGCTACACGCCGCCTGAATGGCATCTATCTGAGCTTTAGTTGCGTCTGCTTGTGATTTTTGAGAATTATATAGCGTCTGCTTCTGCGCCTTAGTTATAGATAATTCTGCGATTTTGGCATTAACAGTTGCGAGAGCGACGGGCACAGCATCCGTAGTCGCGTCGTCGCCAACCGCGCCACTCTTTTTGAGCTGGCTAAGCAGCGATGTCTTCTTTGAACTTATCGTGCCGGAAAGAATACAATCACGACAGGTGTAATAGATATCAATCTGAGTATTCAGCTTGTCTATATCCATCTGCGTTTCGCTCATAGCGAGATACTGGTTGTAATACTCTCTGTTGAGGGCTACATAACTTTCTTCCACAGAGGCAATTTTTGCTTCCCAGCGCGTAACTGCGTCCTGTAACTCAGGAGACATCCAATGTTTATGGTATGTGAAGTCGTAAATAACGGTTGTACCGATAGGGTTAACTCGGCGAATACTCATATTTTCGTCGCCGGTAACACTTAACGCCGTGTAGAGGTCGTCGTAGTCCTGCGAAATATCAAGCCCCTCAATAATATTGTTCCTTGCAAGATGAATGCTTGTAAGGTGTTGGTCGGCGTAGGCAGCTCTATCATATACAGATATCTTGCGGTTAATTATATCGTAGCAGAACACACAATCGAACTTGTCCTGCAAGTCGTTCATAAAGAACTCGTATATGCTCGTAGACTCTGCAATTTCAAAGTATCTACTGCGAGCCTTAACCTTGTCGTCTATATGGTTGAGAGACCACGACGGACATTTAGCTATAGCAAGGGTTAACACGCCGTCTTTGGTATCATTAGATATCAGCGGATAAACACCCGCCTTGTAGAACGGCGCTTCAAGCTCCTCAAGCTCACGCTCAACGGACACACAGGATATCTCTTTTACTCGCCCCTCTTGGGAGAACGAGTCTTCAACACTGTCTATTATGAAATATCCAATATCCGAGGCGTATATATATCTTCCAGTTTCGAGGTCACTATAGGTATTACGCACCTTTTCGTCGATAAGCGGAAGAGTAAAGGCTAACTCAGAGAGAGAGCCAAAATTGAGGGTAGCATCTATATCTTTGGCATACGGCAACGCGCACACCGAATTGGTGAGCAAATTATCTGAAGTCACATAGCTGCCGGGGTTGCACACCGTGAGCAGGGGAGTCTCGAAGCGTTTGAATTTGTCAAACCTTGCTATCACGTCATCCACCTCGCATTATTCCAAGTAAACTTTACCAACGACACACCGCCGGTAACAGAGATGATATTCTCGCCCGGAACAAGCCTCAAGAAATGCTGATTGACAAGCTTGTTGTAATATTCGGCATTGGCGTCGTTCACAATCGTTCCTATAGCACAATCGGCGTACAACACAGCCTTTGCCGTCGCATCTTTAATCTGCATAGCACGGTTGTTATCGCTTTTGTTCGTTATAGTCACATCCGCTTTTGTGTTGCCGCAGGTGATAACAAGATATGGATAGACGTAATCCTGTATGTCCGTATCAACATTAAGCGTTATATCCGAGCTGAAAGAGGTGGCTGTGACCTCCATTTTTTCCTGTATAGCCATTGTGGATGAGCACATACAAGTACAACGCCAGCCGACAGTACCCTCGGCGTATTCAATTTTCTCAGGGTTACAGAATACGCACTCAAGATATTGTCTTTTTATTGTACCGCTCACATACTCGGCTTCTTTGTCGTCCTCGGGGTCTATATAGAGCTCTTTAAAGGTAGGGGAGTTGAAGAGCCAATTCTTTATAGCTCGCTCATGTACAGAGCAATACCCCTCTTCGCCGATTATCTCGACCTCGAACTCAAGCGGAGCGCTCTCGCGGGAGACTCCTGTAATATATCTTTTATTCTGCGCAGGAAAGAACGACGACGAGTATTCCACAGAACCCTCCGCCGAAGTAAGCCCGTCTGTATCAATACGCAGAATTGAAAGATTATAACGCGACGAATTGATTCCGTCATAAACAAACCTATTTCCTAACAGATAAATATCGATTCGCCCCTTTCTAAATAGTAAAAACCACACGCAGTTTACTTCTTTTGCGTGTGGTTTTATTGTTTTATTTATTATTTTGCGTTATCCTCTAACGCTTTATTATACCTCGAAAGCATTTCTAAGATATTCCAATAAAGGTTGGGATATTCATTTCTCAAATCGCTAATTTGATATATAACAGATGATCTATGCACGGTGGTTTGTTTGTGAACGCGCACGAATGACACCTTGTTTAAATTTAATCTTGGATAATACAGTGGATTTATCTCTATGTCATAAAGCGGGTGCAAATTTTCTCGTTTAGACACCGTAGATATCGGCAGGACTGTATAGTCGTTGTTAAGTAATCCGCCAATAATCAAAACGGGTCTTTGCTTAAAGGCGTTACAGCCGTTTCTTATATCATAATATGGAGTTGTAGAAGAGCAAATCCACCCAATCATTATTCTTACGCATCCTCAAATTCATCGTAGTACATATCCCATATGTGGTCGTATGGACGAACCTTTCGGGCGTCCTCTCGTATATCGGAAAGTTTTAATGGAGCGTCGCCGTTTTCAACACCCTCAAGCCCACGGCGGGCATTTTTCCAAGAAGTTTCGTTATGGGACAACTCGCTTAGTTTCCAAGACTCTAACGCGCCGTACTCCTGAACGATGTTGTTAATAATATACTTTGCTTCGTGCGATATATCACTGTTTCCGCCGGACACGCCGCAGGGAGAAAACGCACCCCAAACATCCCTACACACAGGGCCATAACACCACCCCTCAAGCGTGTCGTTAAATAACGGGGCGTTAATGATAGCTATGGATTCCCTCTGTGCAAAATACAGGAGCTTTTGTAATTTAAGGTTATCGATGGTTTCGTGGGCAACTCTTTTGTATTCTTCATAGATATACTGTGCTACATCTATAGCTCTTTCCATTACAACACCCCTTTCGTGATTATTATATCATAAAGGATAGTTGCTTTGCAACTAAAAGCTCGGGCTTGGTTTACCAAATTTCTCCGATTATGTTTTGCTAAGGTCAACGAACGCTCTCTGACATTTTTTTAAATCCATTCTTACTCCTTCCAACATAGCCAACGCCCCTCAAAAAATTTTTAAAGGGGCGTTGACAATATTTTACTTTGTGCTATAATCGGCTTATAGAGAATTATTTCTATTATTACATTTGCAGTGTTCAATATGGAGGAATATCAATGAAAAGGTGCATATTAACTCTTTTAAGCATTGTCTTAGTTTTAGCGCTCTCGGCTTGCTCCGCCCCCAAAGACGGACAGGCGGAAACCACAAACGCAAGCGCAGACGGCGTGTCGGTATCTGAACAAGGAGGAGTCAACAAAGACTCACCCCCGGCGACAACACCCAAAAATAAAGAGACGGTGCAGAAGCCCTCTGCCCAAGACAAGACTGTAAAACAAAACTCGTCCGCTGTCGGTGGAAAAGCAAACAATACCACCAGCGACAAGGAAAGGGATAGACAGTTTAGCGCCGGGAATAGTGCATTTCTCGACATAAATGCAGCTTGGCAAACAACTTCAAAAATAACCGACACAATATATGATGCATGGTACTGGGGACTATATGAGTCGGATAAGTACGATAGTTATGAAGAGTGTCTGCCGCGTTTTTGCGCCGCAACTGGATTAGATCCAGATGATGTTACCAACGCCATAGATAATGTGCTTATATGGTTGGAACGCGAACCCGGAGATGACAATAATAGATATATGATTCTCCAAATAAACAGTGGCCCCGTCAGAACCACGATAGAAGTTTATAAAGCCAATGGTTGGTTTGACGATATAGACGATGCGCTGAAATCCGCCCAGAAAAACATTTCATCAATGACAAAAGACTATGACGATTATACGGAGAGAAAAACACTGCAACTGTATTACTCCGAAGCGTTTAACTACTACAATTTTGCATTATCTCCCGATTGTTCATTCTCGACATTAGAAAGCACGGTAAGCGCCTACGAGACAAAGCTCAAAAACTACAATAACCAACTTGCATTTACATACCTTTTCTAAGGCTATTTTTTCATTTTCTTAAACTCATTAAGAATATCTGTAACGATTTGCTTGTGAGCTCTACGCAGCTCGCCAACCGTCTTCTCGTCAGCCGATCCATTAATAACAACATCGCCGACTGTAATATTACACGGAGACGCTATAGACACGGACGACGCAGCAGACAGAGACTTAATCATTGAGCTGAGCACCTCACCGGGCTGATTAGCCCACTTGTAAAGAAACTCACTTGCCTTGGCGTTGAACACCTTGTCGCCGTCATTGAGGAACTTGTAGCGACCCTTGTCGGGGGAGCCGAGTATAAGCTCAAGACCCTTTTCGTCAATGTTGGCTATACCGCCTTTGGCGTAGGGAGTACCCGTAGCGTAACCCTGAATATCAGACTTCCACACCCAACCGGTATACGCGCCGTTAACGCCTATGAGGACTTGGTTGCCCTTAACCTGATAAACGGTATACTTGCCTCCGGGGACATGAGATGCCATTTTTGCGTTTCCGCTTTGAGAAGAGAAGTGCGTTGCCGACTTCTTGATAGTCACCTTATCGCCACGGTTAGGTCCAGACTTCCGACTTGTATTAGAAGAACCGCTGGACTTACCCGCATTTTTAGCGATGGTTTGCGCCGCATCTTTTGCACTCGTTCTCTGGGTTGCCCTCTCGCGAGCTTCACGCTCGGCGGCGGTCTCATACTTACCCTTGTTGTAGCCCGTCATATTGTCGAGTTTCATGCCGTAGTTGTCGTCGAGTAAACTATTGTAACGGTTAAGAGCCTCGTATGCAGCCTCCCACTTGGCAGTGACATCCGCATCGATGGTCGATCCGTAAGACCGGTTGTACTCAATCATCTCCTGATACAGTTGAGCATTACCGTTCTGCAAGTCTTTGATGGCTTGCTGACGAAGCTCATAGGCGTTGTCAAGGTAGTCCTCGATAGCTTCTATTTGCTTCTCGTAATACTGCGTCTGCATCTCTTCGAGGTCGTCGTACATCTTCTCAGCCTTGTCGAGTTCCTCGTCGCGCTCAAAGTCGTTCAAGTCTTTCTTGGCGTCGGAGAGACTCTCTTCAAGTTCGAGACGGCGCTTCTGCGCTTCAACGGAGTCGTCTGCTTCGAGTTCAAGCAACTCCGCCTGTATATCTGCAACCTTCTTACGCTTCTCGCGGCGCTCTTCCTCTTTGTCTATCTGATCGTAGTGTTCCTTGAGGAGATCGCGCTGTTTGTCGTAGAAATCTTTTACATTATCTTGACGCTCTTTGAGGACATCTTTCTCGTTGTTCTTCTCCTGCTTGAGCATATCAATGCGAAGGTCGATAAGGTCTTCAAGGGCGTCCTGTGAGTCCTTAGCCTGTTGTTCCTCGAACTTGTGGATAGCCTCTTCATTTTCACGCCACTCTTCGGCGTATTTGGTCTTATCGTTGAGGTATTTCTTGTAGTTCGCCGCGAGCCATGCGTAATACTCGCCCTCATCGATTTTACCCATTTCAAGCTCATGCTTCTTGAGGTCAACAGCTTCATTCCAGTCGTCGAGGCGTTTCTGCTTCTTCCACTTGTAGATTTTCTCTTCGTACTTGCGCCACTCTTCAGCATACTTCTTTTGGTTGTTGAGTTGCTTTTTGTAGTTAGCCTCAAGCCAAGCGTAGTATTGCTCTTCGGTAATCTGATCCATTTCGAGCTGGTGCTTCTTAACAGCCAACATCTCGTTCCACGCTTTAAGGCGTGGGTCATTAGACGAGGAAGAAGATGACGAAGATGAAGAAGACGAGGACTTAGATTTAGAAGACCCGCCGCTGTAGTAGGTGTCAAAATCGCCGACGTTTTGAATACGTCCGACATTTGCCTTGTATTTTTCGAGCTGACTTATCTCCGACTGAAGATTCTTTACGTTATCAGCGTATTTGTTATTATAATCGGAAGAGCTCTTGCCAGCCTGTGCCAACATTTTGTTGACCTCTGACTCAAACATATTAGAGAAGTTCATAGTAGTGAACTTACCGGCTTTTATTTGAGCGAGAGCTTGCTTAAGGACATTAAGTACGGCGGCAAATTTAATGCTCGGTTTTATCGCGTCATCGAATATAGCCTGAGACAAAACCGCTAATGTGCCTCTGAATTTGTACATCGCTAACTGGCTTTGCTTTAAATTTATCTCTTCTTGAATACTCGTTTGAATGGCTTGGATTTGTGTCATAACCATTTTTTTGCGAGCATCAGTAGCTAAGTGTATCGCGCCAGTCTCATCAATTTCCAAAACTTCTGCATATTTAGAGTTCTTTTCAATAAGAGACAGATATGTTTGTAGCGATATTTCGCCCGTATTGTTTTGCTCTTCCATAGCCGCAGTTAGATCATCGTAAGTGGCTTTAACCGCAGTCATGGCGGTAGACAACTCTTTAGCTGAGTCTATGTTGCCCGACACGCCGTCCAAACTTTTACCAAAAGCGGTTGACAAGTTATCAGCTGCTTCTGAGTAGCTTTCCGAAACCCTCTCGCTTTCATTAACGAACTCTTGGGCTATCTCGCCAATTGAACCAAAGAACTCAAAAATTTGAGAAGAGTCTATACCATCAATCTGAAAAACCGAAGACAGGAAGTCCTGTACTTCATCCGAAAGACCGCCAAATTTCTCCTCAAACTGAGCGCGGAACTCGTCGCCAGTGAGAGATAAAAGCTTATCTATGGACTCTTTTGCTTCGTCGGAGGCGTCCTCCCAGTTACCGAAAATTTTACTAAGGTCTGCGAGGTCTTGCATCTCACTAACGGTTTTAGCGTATTCATCAGTAGCCGCCGTAGAGCTACTAAAGCTTGCAGCAACGACATCTATACCGCCAGCAAATTTGACAAAAGCGTCGTACTCTTTTTCATCTGGAATAGCTTTATGCAAAGCTATTTCGAAGTCTTTTATACTTTTAGAATTCTTGTCGTCATCTACATAGCGAGCAACTCTCTCAAGCTCCGATACCGCGCCGTCGCTAACAGAGAGACTTGCAAGCCTTGTATGAAGCACTTCCGCCTTTTGGTCTGCATCAAGAAGGGCGAATTGCATTTCTTCGACGAACTTGTGAGCTTCAGGAAGCTCACTATTTAAATATGGATTTATACCTTCGTTGATTTCAGCTTTTAGGTCGCTAATTTCGCTTTCAAGACGAGTTTTTTCTTCAGTAATTTTCTCGACACTATAACCTTTGCTATAAAGCTCGTCAAGCTCTTTTTGCCTCTCAATCAGTTTTTCTTTTTTCTGTATAATCTCTTCGTATTTACTGGTTGGAACATCAATTTTTTCAGCACCTATACTTTCTCGGTACTCATTCTGCTCCCGAGCCTGCTTACTTACATACTCTCGTTTGACATTTGTCCACCAGCCTTCAACCCCGCCAGCCTCAGAGCCGTTGCCCTTAAATACATTCCAAGCTTTCTCTTCTGCCTTAAGAGCCTCGTCTTTCTCAATCTCTTGCTTTTGCTTATAATACTCAATTTGGAGTTGCAAGGCGTCATTTTGCTTTTTTAACTCCTCGGTTTCGGTTTTATCTGCCAACGATGGAGCCCCTATCGCGCTTAATTCTGCAAGACGAGTCTGGACGCTCTTGAGCGCTTCTTCCTGAGATTCAAGCTCATCCGTAGTAGCCTTATACTTCTCACGCGCATCTTTAGCCTTTTCATTAAGCTTATCCTGCATATGGATAAGATAATCAAATCCCTCAATTAACTTCTGTATCGCAAATTGAGCGATAGCGGCAACAAGCATACCCGCGGCGGCTTTGAAAATATTAAGACCGACAGCGGCGAGTTTTGACTTAACACCGGTAGCCTCTATTTGGGCGGCGGCGTTCTTCTGATATTTTACGAAGCCTTCCCATGTGGGTCCACTCTCATCAACCGTTTTAAGATAGTCCTTCATGGATTTGTCGGCGGTTTCTAAGAGTTTAATACGGTCGTCTGAACTGGCTTTGCTCCACTTGCTAATAAAGCCTTTATTCCTTTTTCCTGAGTCGGAATCTTCATCTATAGAATCAAGAATTGCCGCTAACGCCGATTCGCTGCTCTTCTTCGACGACTCACGGACTTGCTTCATCGTCTTTACGGCAGCATCTCCGAAGTCCTTTACTTTAGCCTTCGCGACTTTGAAGCCAGATGCGAAATCTTTGCCAACCCTAAGTGCAGTTGAACGATTTAGGACAGAAAAAGAGTCGTAAGTCTTTTTTATCTCGCTGAACGATGTGCCAAATATGGACAAATCACCAAGTTTGTTACCAGCTCCACTGGTAGTGAATATCGTTAATCATATATCAAGTAGGGGATTTACTCAATATATAATAAAAAGGAGACTGATATCGATGGGTCAAATGTTGGCATACTGCCCACAATGTGGACACATTCTCAGAGATAATAATGCGGATGATATTAAGGATTTTCGCGTCAATAGTTGTAGATTTTGTGGGTTTGATAGCGGACTTATAAAGTTCCCAGAATGGTATACGTCAGATATGTTTATGACGGAGTGGCTTAAGTTTGAAGATGATATGATAATTAGCAACAATCCTATAATGGATAAACCCGCAACTGAGTCCCTTCATCTAACAAAGTTAATGGTGTTAGACATAGACAAAAATCCACTCTATAACGAGGAGCTGTCTATAAAGACCGCCTATATGGAGGATGACGAAATAAAGAAAATACAACAAACGCCCGAGTTTAAGGAGCGGAACAGACAGCTTATGGAGAAGCTCAGAAATGAAGACCTTCCCCACTGTCCTACCTGTGGGTCAACTAACATCAAAAAACTCGACGTCGTTGACCGCGCAGTATCTGTGGGGTTCTTCGGTATCTTTTCTAATAAGATAAACAAGAGCTTTAAGTGTAAAGACTGCGGGTGTACTTGGTAATTAGCATTTGATGACAAAAACTATAATAGCCGCCAGCAATATTGACGAACTAATTAATGATACTGGCGGCTATATTTTTTTAATTATGTGTTTGAGTTATATTCACGGGATTTGCTTTCGAGAAATTTGAAATCGACGCACCGACACGAAACTTTATCATTCGGGTAATTAAGCTTTAATTGATAAAGCCGAAAAGCCTTTTTCTCAATACCTAATTCGTTAATCTTAGATATCTCTTTCTTCAATAAGTCTATGTATTTTCCTTTTTCGGCAGAGGATGGAAATGTTCGATACTGGTCGATATCGCCATAATCTAAAGTTTTAAGCATCGTTTTTGGCAAGGGGAACATATAGTTTAAGTTAACAACAGCAATCAACCGATCCGGAGCTCCTGAAGAGCCGCCCGGGAGGTAAATTTTTTGAAAATCTAAGGCGTCGCGCATACTATGATGACGAGACTTGGGGTGAGATACCTGTGTAACATACACCAGCTCATCCATCTCAAAGAGAGTACCAAAGAACGGCTTGAATTTAGTCTCGCCATAATTTGAGTGTGGGATTCTGGGTTCAAATCCTCGAAGGTAGTTCAAATAATCCTCGCTAATAATTACCCAATTTTGCATTTTCGCTCCTATAAAAAATGGTCACATTTTAAATGCGACCATTAATACGATTTTGGTAGGATTCGTAACCTCTATTAATACGATTTTGGTAGGATTCGTAACCTCTATTAATACGATTTTGGTAGGATTCGTAACCTCTATTAATAGTATACATAAAAGGATCGAAAATGTCAACTCAAAAAATAATAAATTTTAGCCAGTCGCGTCCTCTTACTTCCCTTGTTTATTATTGTCTCTTTCACAAAAGGATAAGCCACGCAGATTTGCTGTAGAAATAAGACTTCCTGAATTAGAAACATTAGCTCTAACCTTGGCGTTTGCCGATTCTATAAGATTTTTGTCCCTGTTATGAACGGGCGCGGAACGTTTTAAAACATCATCCATAAGCCTTTTCAACCTTTCAAACAATTTTCTCCACCTCTATTACATAATGAAACAATGCAACAGTCAAGAATAATCGCGCCTTATGCGAAATATTGTTCTCAATCTTTTATTAATCGTAGTCACATTAAACTCTTTTTATTCTAAGTGATTATTAGCCCATAACAACGGACGCAAACCAGCTAATTATTATATTTATGAGCAATATTGCCTTTGCACCGATTCGCACTCGGTTGCTCTTTTCGAGAGGATATCTTATTATCTCTACAAGAAGAGAGCCGCCGAATACAGCAAAGACTATTATGGAGTATATTCCCATAGGTGTAGTACCGGCAATCTTCACTGTTGCGGCTATTAAGAAGACCACCACCAGCACCACTAATATTGATGCGGCGAAGGATAGGTATATCTTGTCGTAGCGAGAAGGGGTCATTTCTTACATTCCTTTCGTTCAATGCTTTATGAGGAAGGTTATCTTGGTTCCCTCATCCGTGAAATCGAAGTCAAGCCGCTCGACGTCATCACGGCTGCATAAAGCACTTAAGAGATTGCCTGAACTAATGGGAGAAGCAATTATTTGAGATATACCATCTCGTATATCTTCTTTTGAATATTTAAGGACTTTTTTGTACTCTTTCGCTTCCTTCGCGCCCATTATTGCGGCGTCCCTAATGCCAATAGCTATACGACGAGCTCCGTGTATTAAATTTTCTCTACTAATCATTTTTTGGGTTCCTTTCATTCTAAATAAATAAATTTCAAAAAGTGAGGCTTATTATGAAAAATATTCAAGACGCTCAAAATAAACTCGATACTCAAATAATAGGCGACAGAATAATGTCTGTTCTACCATATAAGTATCAAAGTGAGGAGGGCTGTGAGATATTCTTTAAAACCATGAACCTTGATAATTACCGCATAGTAACCAAAGCTAAAAATAATAACACAGTCCCACCAATAAGTGACTTGCTCGCAATAGCAAAATATTTTAATGTTTCTATGGATTATCTGCTTGGACGCACAACCGTTCCCGCCATAGCTCAGCCGTGCGCTAACAGAATTGATTCGGCTATAAAGACTATAGCGGAATACACCAAGCAATCATACGAGGACATTTGCGAGCAGCTTGGCATTTCAGAAGACGAGATAATGAATTATTAAATATGACTATATAAAAAACGACGCTTTATCGGATGATGAAGCGTCGTTTTTGATTTTCTCTTGACTTTTGTTAAACATTATGCCACAATATAAAATGGTGGGGTGGCTTATATTGCCCGTGAGAGCGCAAAAAGGAGGTATCGCCTCTCACGAAAAATCTGTCCAAAAAAAGTAAACAGGAGGTGGGCGCGATACTAACAGTTCTCGAAGTCCTCGCGGCGGTGGGAACTATATTGTCCGCAGGCATCTCAATTGCTTCTTTCATAATATATTTATTAGAAAGAAAAAAATGAGACGTCAACTGCCATTTCAGATATTCGATGATGCGTAGCTTAATTAACTAATCAGCCAACCATAAGCCGTCCCGATCTTGAATAGGGGAGATGTCTGGTAGCGCAGCTCTCTCCTATTTTTATTATATGCAACACAAGCAAGCTATTATACCAAGTAGCACTCGATATTTACAAGTTAATTATAACAATAATAACGCAAAAGTCAATGCTTTTGGTGTATTTTTTTATATAAACACCCTATTTATATTGACAAAATTTGCAGAAAGTAATAAAATGACAAAGCACATAATCCCAACCGATAGCAGTTCCTGTTTGACAACTCGACAGATTTCTGTCGAGGAAGGGGTGAAGGCATATGGCAAGAGTAAAGGTTACGACCAAAATAAGAGTCACGACTAAAGTGCGTGTCCGCCACCGCTAAATGGTGTCTTAAGGGAGTGCTATAGCACTCCCTTTTATCTTTATTATTTATCTTTGTCTATCTTATGAACCACCACAGGGCTCTCATCGTCGTCAACACCAACGGCAATAGGTGATATCCATTTTAATATAAGCTTGCGAGTAGATGGTTCTTTCATAGAACCAGTCCAGAAATTATGCCAATGCCCGCGTCTGATATGAGGGCGAGGAGAAGCATGGGTTCCGGTGGACGCCGAAGACTGTTTATACTGCACTCGCTTGTATTGCCTAAAAGACGCACCGACACGAACTCCGACATCCCACTTGCGAATCTCGCCGTACTTATCCTTGATGCGGCTTGGCGATCTACGGGTTATTGCTTTCTGCTCAGGATTCTCTTCTATATCAGCATTTGACGCGCAGATATAAAGAACAACCTGTAATATCTTGCTCATAAACGAGACAAGAGTATCGGCAATATCCATATCCAACATAAACTTTTGAGCCTTGTCGTATTGCCCCGACTCGTAAAGATATTTATATCCCTCTTGACGAGTATATTCAAGATTATCATAAAGGTTCTCTTGATTCAGATGTATCGGAAACGCATACGGCATATTGTTCTTATTTAGACATAAGAAGCGCAACTCTCTGTCCTGTGTGTCCGTGTCATACTCCATATGTACAAAGGTTCCGATAACCTTATCGTCGCCGAAGTAAAGGTTATTGAACTGTATATAGAAACATTGATAGGGGAGGTGCGACAAAACTTCGCTCGGTATATCGAGACAATCTTCTTGCGCGAATAGCACCTCTTCCATCTCGGGGTCAAGGACAAATACTTCTTTGCTGAGTCTCCACGGTGCAAGAGCGGCGAATGTAGCTCCAATACGTGCCACGTCCGACTCGTTCTTAAAGTCAGTCTCGCTCTCCACAACAGCCTTTGCCGCCGCTATAGGCACATAGCAATCACTATCCCAACGCGGCAGACCGCCTTGTCCGTTATGTGAATGAATATCGGACAGCAAGTCCCACGCTTTAGGACACAACTCAGTTGCTTGCTTTAACAAGTCTAACGGCGGGTAGTCTTTGACCTTTCCCATTAATCACACCTCTGCTATATTTCTTAGATATATTATAACAGAAGCCAAGAAATTTTCAATCATTTTTGCGCCTATCCCCAACGGCAGCGCGTACCGACCTACTGCGAACAACGAACAGGTTATCCGTTGATAATATAAGGGATTGTTCGCTCATCCCCGGAGTCGAGCACACCATGTTGATCCGTAGACCAACCGACCATTGTGCTCTGTGAACATTCTCGTTGCTTTTACAACGAGCTTTGCTGCGGACTTTCCTATCTTAGCCTTATTACCGTACCGACTCGCTTTCACGGTCGCCGCCATAATATTACTACTATGGGTTGGTAGCCTTGCATACGGATTACCCCGTGCCGCATTATCAAGCAGCAATGCGCTTCTTACACGCACCAGTATCAGTCGTTTTTCTTAACACTCTCTTACCGTCGTCAAGCAACGGCTCGTTCAGCGTCACCGCCAGAGCGTTTCGTGGGTATATTCCTCCGATAATTGATAAGCCCACGTTCTTGATGGATGTAACAACGCCGACTATTGCAGGAAGCAACAGTTTGCACTTGGCGAGTGCATCCGCGAATTGGAGTGCGCCATTTGCCAACTTTACAAAAGTAACAACGGCATCACTGTTAAGAAGATTTGTAGACAAAGACTCAAAAGAAGCCTTTGCTCTCGCGATATTTGCCTCAATACCCTGCGAGTAAGCATCGTACTTCTCCATAGCCGTTCCGGCGGAATCAGCACTTATACCCGCATATTCCATAGCCTTACCATAGTTTTCCATAAGGGTAAGGACGTTTTCTTTCTGTCTTGTAGCACCAAGCGCGGTCGCAATGGCACTCTGCTCGACCTCAGTCAAAGACGACCACTTAGCCTGTACGTCATCAAGGACATCTGTGAAGTCTCTGAACTCACCCAAGTTGTCGCGAAGACGTATACCGACTCTTGTCAACACACGCTCGTAATCGTTCAGCGACTCGCCGTCGTCATCAACAAGCTTATTAAGCTTAACATTTGAGTAGCGAGCGAACATAGTCTTGAACGCATTACCAATAGACGCCATGTCCTGCTGAGTAACTTCGCCAACAGCAGCAAGGTAGCCAAGGAGCGTGTCCATTTCAACACCGGCAAGACGTGCCGAGTTTGCGGTCTTACTCATACCTTCAGCAAGACCGCCAACGCTGACAGCGGCAGCCATATCAACAGCGGAGAGCTTATCCGCTATAGACATCGCGTCGCCAATCTCAACTTTGTAGCCCTTAATCGCCGAGGTAAGATACTGAGTTGCCTCAGCGGAATCAATCAGACCTATCTTGGAAAGAACGGTACTGGTCTTTATCAGCTCGTTTGTATCTTCAAGAGAATAACCCTGTCTAAGCCAATCGTCGGCAGCAGCGGCTACTTCGGAAGTGACAGCACCAAGCTCCTGAGCCATTTCAGAATAACTCGCCACGAGCTCTTTAGTACGATCACGGTTGTAACCTGTAACCATAGAAAGGTTGACGACAGCCGAGTCAAGTTTGACAACATTATCGTAGACCTCTTTAAGCTGCTGTACTGAAAAACCAGCTATAGCTGTTACTGCCTTTTGCTTAATATTTGTCTTTAATGCACTGCCAAGCTTATCAAAGACATTTGTTGTTTCGACGCCAGCCTTAATGGCATCGAGCTTTAAATCGTTGAATGTCTCCTGAAACTCTTTTGCGGTTATATTCCCGCTGTCCAAGGCGCTTTGGAGCCCCTTGAAACCACCCATAAGACCAGATTTTTCAAGCTTATCGCCATATTTGTCCATGTACTTGTAGAGTTGGTTATAAGCTCGTAAAAACTTGCCGGAGTCTTGGGTTATTGACTTGGTGATTTTCTTATTAGTGGACTGAACCTCTTTCTCTATACTATCTGTATCAAGAGAGAACTTGAGTTTCGTAACTCCGCTTTTATTAATCTCTTTGGCTATACTCTGGATGTCTTGCAGTATCTGTCGTCCGGATTCGCCGCTTATTTTGCCGCCACCAGATACGCCAAATTTTAACTCAATTACGTTTTTGTTATCGGACATAAATGCCTCCCTATATAAATAGCCGCACTCAAACGAGCGCGGCTACCTTTACAATATTCCGCTATCCATACCGCCCCACAAGCGGGGATAGTCTACTTTTACGCCCGGATGTTGCATCTCAAAGTCATTGATTGTATCGGAAATAAATGAGTTCGGGGAACGAACCCTTTTATTGCTGATAGGCAATCCGCTATTTCGCCCTTCCCAAACACCGACCACAGAGTGAATCTTCGGATAACCCTGAGTTATCAGCCCGAATATGTCGTATACACCACTTCCAGTAGGAACACCACCAGCCCCAGTCAGCGAATCTCGTTTTAACAAATCACCCGGAAACACAATGTCAACGACCCATTCACCCGAGCGTTTATCAATCTTTGATATACCGACGTGAATTTTACCTACGCCCATTTTGCGAGCATAAACTGAGGTCGCCTGATTATACGCATCAACAATCTTGTTGCGCAGCTCCTTAGCAAGCTCGGTCAGCTGATTCTTGTAGTCGGGGTATTTTTCTTTAACTATTTTTTCGCCGTTTTTGCTTGAGATAAACTGTTGAAGTTTTTGTATAATATATTCTTCAGAAATCACTTAGCATCACCATAAATAGCACACACGGGTTCTGTTACGGCTCGTACCACTACAACAGGCTCACTGATAACTCTGATATAAACTACATCAAACATTTCAGCCTCCGTTATTCGCACTTATCTGCGGAATTGAACAATGTCGGCGAAACGCGAAGCTCGACTATGGGTGTTGCGGGGATTTTTTCGTCAGCCATAACAACTCGTGTGTCCATAAAGATAATACCTTCAGGCAGACGACCGGACTCTTCTGCCGTCAGCTCAATTGTGTATAAATCAGACTCTTCGTTATAACCGACATTATCCGGGTACTTTCGCGTGAAGAGAGTCTGACTATTCATGTCTTTATCGAGCTTAAACAAGAAGTCTATGTGCTCGATATCAGAGTGGCTTATATTAAACTTAATAGGTATAGTGGGAGTAGTGAACCTCTTCACACAACCAACTCCTTACTTATTATTTCTTCTTCTCGTGGAAGTCGAGAATCCCGTCAACTATCTTGCCTTCATCTTTATTAGCAATAACCTCGCTCAGCTGCATAAGTTTTTCGAGATCAACTTTAGACAGCGAAGACTGATTGGCGTTTATGGTGTTGAGAAGTTCAGCGAGTGACTTTGCCGCAGAAGACCACGGGTCATACGCCACTCTAAGCTTCTCGTTATATGCAGCGAAGAAAGCCTTTTTCATTGCGCTATAGTTGACATATCTAACGCTCTTAACAATAAATTCTATAATATCATTTTCATTAATAAGCTTCCACATCGACTCAACGCTGTTGCTGAGACCAAGTTCTTTGGCATTTGAAACCTGTAAGACAAGAAAGGTCTCAAGCACGAACTCAGCAAAGTGAGCGATAAGACCGCCGTTGTCGTCATAGCAGAACTCAAGAGCTGTACTGATTATCGTCTCAACATCAGAATAGGTCAGTTCGTCGCGGATTTCCATCTCTATCTCTTTATTATCAACTTCAGCTTTATATTTCAGCATTATTTCTTTTTCTCCTTTATTTCCTCGATAACACCGCTGTCGCGCAGATAGGCAAGACCTATACAAATAGCTTCAGCGATATCATCCTTAGCGGTTATTCCATAGCATTTTGAAACATAGTCTATTGCTTGTATCTTGAGAGCTTCTCGGTTAACCTTGTTGCCCTGATTAAAGCCCAACACCTTACGCCATTGTGTCGGGGCATAGATTTTGAACGCTGTATTATGCCAATATGACATATCCATAATAGCGCCCTGAAGTCTGCTTAATGTGATTAGCGTCTTAATAGACGTCCTCAGTGAGACATCTTCAAAAATAATTATATCAGCCTTAGACTTCAAAAAGAGGAGATGTATCTTTCGACACATCTCCTCAAATCTATCCTCTGGCGAAACGGACTTGTCAGCCGTGAGTTTACCAAAGCTGACAAGATCGCCGTCGTCGAATATGGCGTAGCCGGTAATAATACTGGCTTGGTCTAACGCCAAAATTCTCATACGGTTACATACCCGCTTCCGTCGTACTTGATGGCGTTCGTCTGCACGAGCTCACCCTTTGCATCAACATAGACTATGATTCCGCTATATTTATTGTAAGAAACGACCTGACACTTCCTCTTGCGGGGCAGAGCCTTTGACTTGCGCTTTGGAGTTTCCTTGTCAGCGACTTCTACAACCTCTACAACGTTTTCATTATCCATATTGATTATTCCTCCTCATCCTGCCAAATAAGGTCAAGAATGTTGTCGTCACTGTCTGCCATAAGGTCGCAGGTGATAGTGATAGTAGCGGGGTCGCCGCTGTTAGCACACGACAGAGAGAAGTTGGTCTGGGGAGAGCACTTGTACGCAACCATTCTGTAAGGAACAATCTCGTCGTTCTCGGTCTTCTCGTAAGTATCACCATAAACAGTGAACGCTCTCGGGAAAGTCGTGGACTTGATGTTTATCTTGCGCACCTTCTCGGTAAGCTCGGTCATGTAATAGACAATATAGCTATCGTTAGCCTTTGCATCAGTAACGGTAATCTCCTTGGAGCTTGCGGTCGCCGTAGCAGTAAGCTCTGTACCGCAGTCATCGTCTGCCTTAAAGACATTGACAGTGCCGACGACAGGAGTGCCGGAAACGGTCAGCTTGCCCGCAGTTTCACACTTAACGACTTCACGCTTAAGGAACTTAGCGGCTGTCTCAATGCTCGCGCCGGTAATCAGAGAATAGAGCTTAGCTGTCTTCATCTGAGTCTCGAACGCAATAGTGCCGCCGCGCTCGCCGTGGAATGTAACTCTCTTCGGGTGTCCCTTACCACCGTAGGCATAAACAGCCTCACCGCTCATCTCGGTCGTTGTCGTATTAGCAAAGTCGAGATTGAGGAAAGGCTTCTTGCTCTTATATTCAACGAATATAAGGTCACATACTTCTCTGTTAGCAAAAGTAGTATTGTTGTTCATATTAAACCTCTCTTATTTATTTGTTAAATCCTTGAACCACGCCGAAAGCTCTATGGAGTCCTTTCCCCATGCAGCCCAGCGCAGTCCTTCGACCGATTCATAAGTAATGACGTTGAGACGCCTGAACTGGTCGTAAAGTTGTAATATAGTTAAATCCCAGATATTTAGTAGGTTTAAAGAGGGATGCTTTGCGCATACGGCGGATATAATGTTCGGAAGTGTGTAGTCGTTAGACGGCTGTTCTTTTTTCTTAGCCTTATCGAACTCTTTCTTCCGCGCCTTACATCTTTCGTAAATGGCTTTAGCTTTTTTGTTTGAGAACTTTAATTCGCTCTTACTCTCTTTCTCCACACCAATTATCTGAGCAATTAAACTTTGTATATCTCCGAAATTTCCGTTGTTGATTTCGCCGACCACTTGCTTATCCCTATAGACCTTAAAACACAAACTCTTATCATCAAAAACAACCTCCTCTTCAATAAAAAAAGAGAGTGCCTCGAAAAAGGTCTCTCTTAACATCGGGTAGGTTATTAAGATGTAAAAGGTTGAAAGGTCGGGTATAAGCATAGGTATTTGCCCGTCAAGCTCGCTCGGGTCAAACATGATTACACTCACATATCCGAAGAACTTGTCGTAACCAAGCTGACGAACCTCCGACAATCGTGGCTGTCGTACATGACACACATTGCCGACGGCGATAGAACTGCCGGTAATTGAGTCCCACTGGGTCAGCTTCATTTAGTTACCCTCGCTCTATCTCGTGCATAATCGGGTACAGTATATGTCAGAAGACGAGCAGTAAAGCCTTCGGGTGCAGCCGCGAGCGTCGCTGAACTAAGTTGCAACCTGCCTATTCCAAACTCTGAACTGCCGTTTATCAGCAAGTCTATTTGACGGCATATGTTATCACGCCTATTTCCCTTAACGCCCGGAAATCTATCGCTGTCGAGCTTCATAAAGGATTTGTTGCAGACGACTTCTACGAGGAGCGTCATTCTCTTTATGCTCCCACTCGGAGCCTTAGTGACCTCTGTGTCAACAAGCACATAAGCACCAGCCTCTTGAACGCTCTCGTCTATCCAACCGTGGTCGTTAATGTGGTCTTCCCACTTTTCAGCATCGTCATCATCAGGGGCATATCTGCCGTTCGAGACGAGCTTCATAACCTCTGATGACTCCAAAATTTTGCTGATAACGAGATTGTTATAGTCTATAATTTCATCGAGGTGTGTATATCCTGCCATTAGCCAGTCACCTCGACTTTCTTATAAGCGGAGCGTTCTCCGCCGTCATTCAGTTCAACAGTCAGCTTTGTGCCAATAAGAGCATCATTAGCGTCAACGGAAATAATTAATGCGCCATCTTTAACGGAATACTGTATGCCGTATGCAACCCCAGTCACAGACCACGACGGAACAGCCTCTTCATCAACTCCGCCTGAGTCCTTGAAGAACTGCGCAAGATATGTTCTATGCGCTCCAATTCGGAGCGTATCGCGTCCGGCAATCTTACAAAGAGTACCGGCAGTAGACGGCTCGCTTGGAGCGATGTAATCACATATGCGCTCTTTAGCGTTGTCTCTCGAAGCGTCGTACTCAACACTTTCGACATTCATAATAAGAAGATGTCCGTTTTTGCCGTAACTTTGGCTTATCGGGTCTTCTCCCGTATAAATGTAGCAAGCGAGAATTTCGTCGCCGTTAGCGTTATAGTTAACACCACCGGCTATGCGCTTATCTATATAGAGCTTGGCTGTGTCTTCGTCGTAGGGGAGATACACCTTGAACTGCTTGTGTAACGACTGAACCGTGTTGTTGCCCTTAAGCGTTGTCGAATAAACGCCCGAATCCAAAACACCCCAACGCTCGATAATATCCGAAGTGCCGTTTTGAAATCTGAACAGATGGTTGCACAGCCACGCCGTCCCTGTTATATGGATCTCATTTACCACTCCCGTTTCAACGACGATGAAGTGTTCATCCATAATTTCAAGGATATCCCCGACATAAAGATTCTCGTCGGGGAAAGCGATAACTTTTATTTTGTAAGCCACCTCAGTCCGGTCAACCAAGAAACGCTGCGGGGCTCCGTTACGAGTCGCGTTTCTTGGTTGATATCCCGGATTACTTATAACCTTAACTTGAAAGTTGTCTTTAGCCTTTTGAATGATTCTATCTCGGTCTGATACGCCATTTATGCCGAGACGCGCATTGTAGTGAGACCAATCAAGCATTGCGCCCACCACCAATCTTGTTAAGAAGAGCTAAAGCCTTGAACACCTCACGCTTGCAGACCTCTTCTGAAACCTCATTTTCGTTGAGATAATTTAAAATATTCACAACGGTAATAAAGTCCATATTATCCGCAAGTTTATCAAAAGTCGTCAAAGCTCCCGTGGCTTCTATGGTGACGCTATTTATGTATTCCGATAAATGTATGTCCTCTCCTATGCCGAGTACATCATATTCTTTTAAAGGAATAATTTTATAAACGTGTCCCGTAAAACGATTAACAAAAGTTTTAAGCTTTATAATAATCACCTACGCTTTCAGTGAGGCGATATTACCAGCATAATAGGTATACTCAGTCATTTTGCGGCGATATTCCTTATAAAGGGAGTTCCTAAATTCCGTCATCTCTCTTAAGAGATTGGCAGGAGAGAAGAATGAATAATCCTTGACAGACAAGGAATTGCTTAAGTTTGTGCTATCCAGAACCTTAGAACTGACCCAGTAATATGCGATACCGAGAGCAAGAATTTCGATTACTTCGTTATCCAAGTCAACCTTATATTCTTTATAATCGGTATCTATCTGAGAAAGATCTATGCGGCACATCTTCTCGAAGTCCGCTTGAGCACTCATAAGATATTTTTCAAGTATATACTCGCGCTCGGATTCCGATAGCTTCAAGAAATCATAATCAGAGAACTTCAGAACAGCTCGTTCGTAAATCTCCGAAAACGGTGTTGCCATTAAATCACCTCTCGGACTTCATCAGATTACAACCAAGAGCCTCCTCAAAAGCTCTAATCTTCTTGAGAGAGTCAAGAGTTCCATCCTCGATAAATGTGTTAAGAGCGACAACAAGATTTTCTCTTGCCGTAGTAGTAAGAAGCGGAACCTTTGTTTCGATATCCTTCACACTCCAACCGCAGACCTTCTGGAAATCATCGGGATCGATAATGTCCTTGTAATATCTGCCGACTGCAAGAGCGTTATACACATCCTCGGGCGTATGCTCGCCGTCGTCAACCGAATCGACAAGTATCTTGTTCTCGGTGAAGAATATTGCCGCCGACGCCTTTATCGAGCGAAGCAGACTCATCGAGACAGGCTGTATGTCGCCACAGAACCCCCAATCGATGGTTTCACCACTTCTTTTATCCACAAAGGTAAGACCGCCAAAGGTGTTCGACTTTACATATACGAGGGCGGAGTCATCTATTCTTGAGGATCTCTTTGGCGCAACGGGAGCAGTTTCAATCGTCTCATTTACTTTCGTCTGATTTTCTGCATTAGTTGTTTTAGCCTTAGTGGCTCCCTTCTTAGCGCCTGTAGTTGTTTTATTCTGCTGTGCCATTATTATCTTTTACACTCCTTTTATTCTTAGAAAGGGGAGAGCCACGCGGACTCTCCCCAAAAGTTTAAATTTGATTAAGCATTGATGTCATAAACGCCAATCTTGCTGTTAAGAACAAGACCAACGCCGACGGGCTGTATGTACACATACTCCTGAGTGAGGTCTGCGTTATCAGTAGCCTCTTTGACATTCATAATGCCAGTACCCTCGTTGACAATCTTAATCGGCTTGTCGTCGCCAGCTATGACAAACACCTTAGTGTTCGACAGAGCGAAGACATCAGTGCCGGGCTTGTGAGCCTGTTTCATGCGAAGCATCGGAGTACCCGAATACTTGCCATAATAACCGAAGTTGTAGATGTCGTTCTTAGCGTCGTCAGAGACAACAGCGTCAGCGACCTTCTTGAGAGCGCCTCTTGTGCCGCAAATCTTTGCAGATGTGCCCGAAGCCGCCTCGACATGATCGATAATCTCGTCCATGTTAGCAGTGGTAAACGAACCGCTCTTAACATACTTGTCGCTAAGACCAGCGGTCGAAGCAGAGATATTGTTGAGGCAAGCCAGAGCATCGAGAGCTATCTGATTTGTGAAAGCCTTACCAACCATATCGACAAACTCATTGAAGTCAACGCGACCAGACATAAGCCTAAGCACGTCCTCAAAAACGCGAACAGCCTTAGCTGTAGTCTTAATAGTAACAGCCTCGCCCTCGGGGATTCTCTGACGACGAACGCCCTGAATACCAGCCGCTGCATCAGCGACGATAAGGTCGTTCTCACCATGAGTAGTGAACTTAGCCTCGTCACCGTCTGCGATATTGCGATACTCGCACAGGCTCGTAAGAACCGGGTCATTTGCGATACCCTCATTGATTATTGCGGGAAGAAGAATCTCAACGAGGTCAAACACGGGCTTGCCGGGTCTGAAATCACGAGCGTTAAGTTTAGTGGAGCCACCATTGAGCTCAATAAGAGCGTTACGGATGGTCTCGGATGTCTCCGCGGCGGAATACTGTGCGTACTGCTTGCCCTTGATAGCGTCAAGCGCAACCTTAACTATGTTGTTATCCATTATTTTTTCACCTCTGTGTAATCTTTAATTCTTGGTTAAGCTATCTTGATGACGATCCAATCGCCCTCAATAGCCTCGACAGTGCCGACCTTAGTGGAACCGGAAGTAAGGGTCTTGACAACGTTGCCCTTAGTGCCAGCCTGAAGCTCGACGATATCACCGACCACTATAGCGGCAGCAGCATCAAGAGCCTCTGCGGTAACAGAGAAATAGCCTCTGACAAGTTTATAGCCACGAAGAATGTCACCAGCCTTGTTCTCGAACTCGCCAAGAGTGTTGCTGGAAACGGTCTTATCAACCTCGGGAGAAGCAATAAGAACGATGTCGGACAGAGCGGTATTTGCGGCGGGAGTGCTACCAGTATGAACCTCGCGCTCGCCGGAAATAAGTGCGCCAACCTTAACGAAGTTGCCGTTATCAATTTCAGTATCTTTGCCACTGGGCTGATACTTGACGGAAACAAGGTCGCCGCCAAAAACAGTGCCAGTCAGATTATCAGTTCTAACTTTTGCGTGTACCATTGTATTAACCTCTTTCTTTTTACAAAAATAAAGCCCACCTCGTGCAGTGGGTAAATAAATTATTTACGAGAATATGTTCTGAAGAAATCGTCTACATAACTTGTAGACTCTTGTGTGTTGGGCAGAAGCCCAGCCTTTACCGTCTTCGCAGAGCCATACTGACCGCGAATAGCAAAGCACTCTTTGCGCAGGTCGTCTGCGGAGAACTCATAAGCCTTAGCCTTGAGGTCGCGGAACGACTCAAATCTATTCAGATCGCTGAACTCTCCAAGAACCGCGTCACACTCGGCCTTATGAGCTTTGTCTTCAACATCTCTCTTGAAGTCGCGAAGCACAGTCACCTCAAGCTTCATAGCGTCGAGAGCCGCAACCTCTTCGTCTGTCAGCCATCTCGGCTGTATATGAACCCACTCGTCGCCGACGGTCACTTTGCCGTTCGACTCGTCAAGAGTGTACGAGCACTTAAAATAGTCTTCATTACCGTCTTCATACGAATACTTTTCGATATAGACATAATTGTCATCGCAGTCCATCGCCCAATAGCTATGAGCATCATCGCCGAGCGAACAGACCGCTTTTCGTACAGCGTCGAGCTTTTGCTGATAGGTCATAGAAAACTCTTCTTTTTTAGGCTCAACAACCTCAGAAGCTTCGAGTTCAACAGTTCCAGAAGCAATATCCTGCGCCATAGTTGTGGCGATCTCTTTTGTGGGGACTTCAGGCTCAACTTCGGGAGCTACTTCAACGGCAGGCTCCTGCTCAAGCTCCATCTCTTTCTTATCTTCCATAGCGTTACCTCCTTTCTTGCGCAGAGCAAAATAATTAGCGCATTGCTCTTTAAGTTTCAGCATTACATCATCAAAGTTGCTATTATCAAGCTCAAACTCTTCAGGTTTGTACACTTTGGATGAGATAAAGCAGGGTTCGGTATGCTCTTCGGGATTGTCTGACATACCGAGGAGGCAGAGTTTCAGGAAGCTAAAATCAAGTATTTCCTGATAATTGGAGTCCTCAGCTAAAGGTCTCGACTGCTTGACCTCTATCTCCATACTCTCCCCGAAATATACGTCGTCGGAATATATAGCCGACATAAGTTCGGGAACGTGCTCGGTATAGAGGATGCACTTACAGACCAGATAGGTGACGGACTCGCCGTACTCTTCTATCTCACGGAACTCGAAACTGTCACTTACAACACAACCAACCACTTGAGTCAGCGGCTTAAAATTCCAGTTTTCATCTATCGTGTAATCATGACCGCCAATAAACACACCCGTACCGTCGTCTCTTTCAATAAGATGGGCGACAATAGGAAGATAGTTCAGACCGTACATCTCTTTCTCGATAGTCTCGCGAGAGATATAAGAGTAGTTTCGATTTTTACCACACCCACAAACGGTACATTCCGCGAGCGTAAAATTCTCATTCAGCTTTTGGAGCGGAGTGATTTTTGAAAAGGTGTGAATTTGAGACACTTTTCCTTCCATGTTTCCTCCTTCCTTGAAAATGTAGTTTATTGCTGTATATGAACTTTGTATCGCTGAATTTGCTGTGTACAATGTCCAACAGCTCGGGTGTAGCCTCAAACATCGCTATATCGATGTCGTTGATTTTTTCCCGAATATAACTAAACCCCGCGTCACTAAGAGCCTTAATGACTGCGGGGTCTGCTACCTTAATATAATTCATTTGTTATTCTCCTCCGGACTACTGCTTATCGCGTGTCCTTGCGCCCTCATCAGACAGGTCGCTTTCATCCTCTGCGGGACGCCCTATCTCTTCGGACGAAGTTGTGTGTGAACTCAGGAGCGGCTTAAGCTTATCAACGCCAATGATATCGTTTTCAATGCGATTAAGCCCGGACACCATAAGAGGAGTTAAGCCGAGAGCCGCAAAATACATACTGGGAGTTACGCCATATGTAGCCGCTTCCTTATATATACCGACGATATCCTTGCGGTTGTAAATAGTAGTTGACAAGAACTGTATTTGGAACTTGATTGTTCCGCTGAGATATTTAAGATGTCTGTTGACGAGTCTTTGTGCGTTGCCTAAGAATCCAAGCAACAGCTCAGAGTCGGTGGTTATAGCAAGTCTCATACCGCCCGATGTATCTGTTTTACCGCCGTGAAGAACGCTGTTTGAACCGCAGTTCTCCCAATACTGTTCGACCGAGCGGGTAACAATATCGACTGTGCTTATACCTCTGTCTTGATCGAAGTTGAAATCCTCGACCTTGAACGGGAGTACAGCCGCGCCAACCTGCGGAGGAAGCGCATTGCAGAGGTGAGTGTAATACTGCATTGCCAAATTCCAATCTATCGTCGGCGCTCCCTGACTATCAAGGTCAATTCTGCCGACAAGCACCTTATAATTAGCAAGCTCGGTAGCCGTCTCCTGCAACGCCTTATAGTTCTCTATATCCAACAGGTCGGGGAGACAACCAACATAAGGCGGTATGAACGCACCTTGGTCGCCGTCTGCGGTGCAGAACGGGAGACACCAAGATATCTCTTCGGGGACGAACTGTCTCTTAACGCCATCAGATTTATAGGCGTTCCACATCTTGGTAAACTCGGGTGGATAAAATCCAAGCTCGTCCTCTTTAATCTGAGACATATCAACTGTATAGAGATAAGTACCGTCAGCGATAGCCTCAACAGTGCAATAATCAGCGTTGATTTTTTGAATGAAGAACGAATCGCCAGACTCCCACGACACGCCAAAGAAGATTCCTTCGCGTACCGCACTCACGGCAGCCTTGGAAAGCTCGTTCTTCAGATTCCAAATCTCACACTTTTTAGCCACAGCAAGATATTGCTTCTGAAGATTATTAGCTTTCATCTTAGACTCATCATATCCAAGAGGGTAAAGCACATAATCCCACAGCCACATATTTGCTTGATAGTTAATAAGGCGACGATACAGCGGCGAAGCATTGTAAAGATACATCGACGCATTGCGAAGACTCTTTGCGTTTGTTGACGGGTTTTTAAGCCACGTCAGAATATTTTCCTTTGTATAGGTGGAGTACGATTGACCTCGGCTCTGCTGTGAGGACGCAGGATTGCTTATATTCCTTTGAGCTATTTTCTGTGCATACAAAAGAGCTTTATGAAACTCCGCCTTTGCCGCTTCAAGATCGACTTTCTTTTGCTCTTCAAACGAGAGCAGCGGAGCAGTTTCTTTCTTTTTTGCCACTTCGCGTCTCCTTTCTTATTTAATAATAGGTTTCTTGAACGCAAACACTTTACGCTCGGGTAGTTTGTTGCTGGGCTTAAGCTTTCTCTCAAGCTCTTGAACAACCCAATAGTTGTAGCCGACCGATGACACTCGGTCTTTTCTCATACCGGACTGCTCTTTGACCTTTATTAAAGTACCTGTAGGTGTGTACTTTAGGCTTATTATTTCGTTAATAAAAAGCGTTGTGTGAATATATGGAAGCAGAACTTTACGCTTTAGCTCAGCATCGTCAAGTATGGCTTGGACAATACCTCTCGGCAATTCGTAGAAGTCATTTTCGGAACTAAGGAGTTTAATCTTATTCTGTTTGAAGCCGTCACGCAACGCAAGATACATATCATTATTAAACTGACTTGTAGCCTGTATCGCCCAAATGACCTTTTTAGCCTCTCTATCTGTGCAACGAGCCGCGTACACATCGTCATTACAACAACTAAGTGGCGGGTAAGTGACATTGTACTCTGGGTCATATATGTCGCGCACGAGAGCGTCGTACACGCCTATACCAAGACCCTTAACATCGAGCGCTATATCAGTACAATGGAACTGCTCGTACAACCTGCGTATGCGCAGAGCGAGGTCGTTCGTATGAAGTCCCTCGTGATTCTCCGTATATATAAGGTTGCTGATATATCTGTTCTCCGAATTGGGTATAGCCCTATTAATCCATATAGACGCGGCGTCGTTATTTTGCTTCTTAGAAGCCAACAGCGCAACGTCGGCAGAGAGAACACGACGCTCATTAAATGCGAGCGGGGGTATCTTCTGTTTATAATTAGGTATAAGAGAGCTGATATAGTCGGGATATAGGGCTTGCTTTATCTGACGAGTTTTAGCTATATCATCGTAAGAGAACAGCGAGCCGTCCGTATCTCCAAACCACAAGCACTCCATTTCCATACCGAATGTCGTCTCCGACTGGTCGCCCTCTGAAAGCTCGTCGGCTATCTGATTCCTGTCAAGTAGGTGTTCTTTGATCGAGAGCTGGTAGGGGAGTCCGCACACAAAATATTTGCGTTGATCATCACTCATATTCTTCGCGTATGCCTGAAGCTTACCGAAAGACCAATGTGACTTATACCATGCAGACGAGAGATAAACTTCTTTGTTTCTCTCCGTTAAATGTGCATATTTGGGATTGTTAAGATATCCCGGACTTCTCGGAGCCGTCAAAAATCTTTTGAGAACCGTTTGCATAATAGTAAGCGGTATCATGCGAAACTCATCGCAGATATTAATATTAGCTCTGTTGTGCCGAGCTTCATCGTTTGCAGTTACGACGAATATACGGGATGTGTTCCTAAACACAATCTCCGCTTTGGACTGATTTATTGTTATGCCCTTCGGATCTATCTCTAACTGAAGATTAGCGGAGTTGGGCATAAGAATCGTTTGTATTTTCGTTAAGACCTCGACGGACTGTCCACGGGTCTTAGACGCAATACAGATACCCGTACCGGGGTACAAAATACAACGCACACAGCAGAACACGGCGACTAAGAAGGTTTTTCCCTGCCCTCTTGCGGCGATGTACATTGTATGGTCATACCAGTTCATCATATACAAGATTATCTGCTGAAAAAGCTTAAGCTTAATATTAAGATAATCCAAGCAGAAACGGTGAGGATTAGCCCTATAGAACGAACACCATGCGTCCACGCCGTTCATAATTCGTTTAGCCTTATCGTTGGCTAACTCGCGATCGCTGAGCTTATTCCGTGTCGCCATAATCTTCACCGTCACTTATAATGGCGTCCAGCAGTGCGTCGTCGTCTCCTTCGTATTCAGGCATCTCAACACGATATTTTGCCATCTCTTCCTCATAAGCCGCACTGTATTTGTTCTGTACTCCCAACATCTTGCAAAGATGTCCCAAAAAATATACCGTTATATACTTGCGAATATTATCAACATCCTGCCATTCGGGGAGCGGCTCTGAAATGGGGCGTTCATTCTCCCACTTCTTAATAAGAGTGCCAAAGGTGTTTTGCTCAACCATAGCATTTTCATTATTCTGACTTGGCTTTAAGTTTGCTGTGCCGAGGAGGTCTTGAAATACCTTAAGTGCCTCCACAAGCTTCATAGACCCCTTGCCTTGCTGAGCTTTTAGAATATTGAGCTGAGCGATACACAGGTTTTTGAAGACCTCTTCCTGCGATTTAGTAGAACACTCATGCCGCGAAGTCCAGTCATCGTATTGCTCCTGAAGAAACTTAAGCTCTTCGGGTTCAAATCCGCCACCGAAGAATGCTAAGGTCTTCTGCTTTATTTTGATTTCAGAACTATTGTTCTTTAAATCCTCTACGTCATTAATGACAGTTTCCTCGTCGCGTATAGTATCGTCGTAAGTTTTACCTTGATAACAACGCAAGGACATTTTAGACACATATGAGCTCATACGGCTGAACGACGCTGAACTCTTCTCAGTTGCATCGTATATCCTTTTCGAGAAATACCAGTCGAACTTCTGACATAGACGCTTCGTCGCCTCCATCTCTGAGCCAAGTTCGTCGGTATACAATTCAAACAGCTCCTCGACGCACGAGCGACACACGGGGATAAACCCGTCGTTGCCAACATGAATAGGGGACTGTGATCTATAAAAGTTACCAGTAAGCTTCGTGTATTTTTTACCGCACATAGTGCAGTAGAACTCGGTTCGACCATTAGACGACGCGGGCTTTTTCTTTTTCTTAGAGGTCGATTTAGAGCGACCTATTGAGTTTTGAGCTATGTTACCCACATCCTTTACATATAAAAATAGCGCCCCTATACGGGACGCAAAAAGTTAAATTGGCGGCGCTTGCAGGATTTGAACCTACACTATCAGAGCCAAAATCTGATGTGCTGCCCTTACACCAAAGCGCTGTATTGCAGGACTCGGGCGGATATCGCTTGCATAA